AGTATCCGGTTCGGTCTGTGTTTGAAATTCGACCCGGACTACAGATCTGTCGGGACTGCTTCATCCATGAGGGAGACAAGGCATGACGATCGGTGAGCAAGACATGCAGAGATTGTTCGAACGCATGGACGCCATCTATCGTATGATGTTCGATCGGGCGGATGATCGTGGGTACTACGTAGGCCCACTCGTCGCGCTGTACAAGGAAGCTACCAATGGAGCACCCGTCGCCCACTACTCCAAATCATTTCGTTTCTTGGAGGACATGGGCTGCATAGCTCGGGAGGAAATTGGTAGAGGCGGTCGGCCTAGTCGGGTGAAGGTCATGCACCCGCCGTTGCTCGACTCGCTCAGGAAGATCTATCGTCCACGCTTGACACCACGTGTAACATACGATAGACTCCTGCAACGAGTTGAGCAAGTAGAAGGGAGGTTCCCCGAGGGTGTAGACCTGACCAGCTACATCATCGATCTTGAGTCTCGCATAGACGCACTATCTGCTAGACTTGAGAAGATCGAGGCGAAGAGGGAGGAAAGCATTGCCTCGTAACCGTAAGTCCAGTCAACAGGAACTACCAACAGGAGAGGAAGGTACGGAAATGTCGGATCAGGCCGTTGCAACCGATCTGTTCACCCCTCTGACCGAGGATGAGTGGGCCGCTGAGGGTGCGTCCGGTGCTGCCGAGCGCGGGCTGTATGGCCTCGTGCTCACGTCGTTCGCCGCGAGCGGTCGGCGTCATGCGATGATCACGACCGATCGTGGTCGCTTCGCAGGGAAGAAGGCGCAGAGCGTGGCGACTGCGCTGAAGAACACGCAGAACGGGAAGAACGCTCCCGAGGGCGTCGGTCATATCAAGATCACGTCGCGTGGGGAGAACAAGGACAAGGGCGTGAAGGGCGCGATCTTCCTTGAGAACCCGAACGTCGCTGCTTCCGGTGGTGACGAGTCGTAGTTGCGTTCAGGTGGCACCACGTGCTACCGTGCTGATCAACGTGATCAGCATCGAGCGAATGGGCATTCCCCTGACGAATCCCCTCCCCAGTGGATCCCGTCTCCCCGCCTATTCGCTCGATGGTGATCACGATGACATGGATGACGAAGTATCACAATCGACCTGAGTTCCTGTCTTGGTTCGAGTCCGAGCAGGAGTACGTCGATGCCATGTTCGTGCTACTCATCATGCACAACTTCGGGATCGTGATTGATCCTTCGAAGTTCGCTGATGAGATTCACACCGCTTAGGGCACCGGGGCCGCATGCCTGCCACCCCGGTGCCCTATCTCTTTGACTGATTGCATGAGCGCACCGGCTCATGGGTAAGATGCGAACGACTCGACGTATCTTATGTCGGTGCGCTCATAGAGTCAGCACTTGACATCCGTGCTATACTGTCTATAGGCCCAATACCAAGGGAGGGAGCCTATGGCACCTAGGGGCGCGTGGCACCGAGCACTCGACATTCAGTTGGGTACTCACGCATGGAATGCTACACCACCAGGTGCGGCTTACAACTTCGGATTCATGCAGTCCATGTTCGATGACAGCAAGGATCTGATGGATGACAGTGTTCCCACCTTCGATGAGTTCTGCTTTGAAATGGCATTGCACTATCAGCAGACTCTTTGGAGAGGAGATACTATCTTCATCACTTCCGACATGCTGCACATCATCATGCAGGCGGCAGAGGATCTACCCGAAGACATCACGCTCGACTGCAAGAATCTGATGAGTCCCTTTGGATTCGCGCTGTTCGAGGAAGCAATCATCGGTGACGATGCGAACGAGAAGCCGATCACGATCCACGGGATCGCATGGCAGGCCAGTCCAATACGTCCTGAGTTCGGGATCGTGAAAGAGGAAGACGAACTCAAGATGGCGGTGGTGATCTACTTCCTGACCGATCCCACAGACATGAGGGATTGGACGAATCGGAAGTTCAAGCACCAATTGGACGCACCTATGCCACCCCTCTGTCTCTCTCATGTCTACCCGATGAAAGAGGGAGATTCCATGCCCGTCGCGAGTAGGCAGGGCATGGGGCTGGTGGTTGGCATCGTCAAGCTGTTCATGGCAATGCAGATCCTCTCGCGTCAGACGATCGGTGAGGCACAGAGAGTGCGACCCGATCGAGCGACACGTCGCAGACTTCAGCGTGAGTATCCTGAACATGCAGAGAAGATGATCACGCTGATCACACTCAGACGAAAGAGTGCGAAGCACGACGATGAGCCTCAGAAGGTAGAGTGGTCGAGGCGATGGATCGTACGTGGTCATTGGAGGAAACAGTACTATCCGAAGACCAAGACGTACGACTGGAAGTACATCTACGAGTACGTGAAAGGGCCGGAAGACAAGCCACTCATCACCGGCCGTCGAGTGTTCGACTTCAGGCGGTAACGCATGGGAAAGATAGTCGAGACAGTGATACGCAAGCAGCACGACCTTGAGCAACGTGAACGAAGGAAGTGTTCGTGGTGTGATAGGCGAAGGCTGTGTACAAGGGAGACAGTCGGCATCGAAGGCTCACCCGATACATGGGATGAATGGGTCTGCAATGAGTGCATGACTGCGACTCCACCTTGGCCGCGACCATACAAAGGGAGGTAGCTGTGAAGAAGACTGTCATCATCTGTGACAGTTGCGGCTCGCAGATCGAGGACAAGACACCGAGCACGATCATCGTGCGCTTCGGTGGATCTCGACGTGAGATCCATGCAGACGTGTGCGATGCCTGTGTCGGAGGGTTCTCGTTCATTCAGCACGGCACGACCAAGACTCGTGCTGGCCGCAAGCCCGCTGTTGGCGCATGAACATCGATGAGTTCTACGACATGGCGGTGCAACCGGAGTTCCCGAACGGCATGGTGTTTGAACTCAATCGAGTCGGGGATGACGACAAGACATTCTCGATCGAGGGGATCGATGCGATCACCGAGCAGTTCAGAAACTTCCTGCTTGCCCGTACCTCGGCGTACTGGAAGCGAACCGACGTTGCACCGAAGACGATGCGCGTGGGGGTAGAGATCAGCCTTGCCCGTGAGACGGGCACATGGGATCTACCCCTGTCTGACGGCGTACTCCCGTTCTACACGGTCGATGATGAGGGGGGACTCGCACCGATCGATGGAACCAACAGGCTCGGGGTTGACAAAGGGTAGAGTAGCTGCTACGTTGGCCCCGCTTGCCTCCCTTGGTGAGCGGAACGGGGTACTACGGGCGGGGATGGAGAGATCCATCCCCGTCTGCGTCTAGTAAGCTAACAAGGAGGGACACCTTGAAGCTTCTGCTAGTGGGCATACTAGCTCTATGCTTCGTAGGATCCGCATCATCCGCATCGACCGTAGAGGCAAGATTGAAGCACAGCACTGATGTCGTTCGATTCTTCGAAAACCATCGGTGGCTGACAGCACCACGCAAAGAGAAGTGTTGGGAAGTCCCGTGGCAGAAGTCATGCCGCATCGCACGCAAGTTAGTTCGTCAGCATACCAAGCTGATCCCACTACTTCGTGCAAAGTTGATTCCCGTCGGTGAAGCACAGATCCGTGCGTATATCTACTCGACGTACGGACGCACTGAAGGTGAGTGCATGGCAACGATCATCGACTGGGAGAACGTGGTGTGGGATCCCACGGTGGACTATGGATTCGGGCACGGCAACGTGAACGAAGCATACGGTCTACCGCAGGCGAATCCCGGTAGCAAGATGGCATCCGCTGGATCCGATTGGAGAACCAATCCAGTCACACAACTTCGGTGGATGTACAACTACTCAGTCGAGAGGTACGGAAGTCTCTGCGGCGCATTCGCGCATCGCAGGGACTATCACATGTACTAGACGTGGCAGCGATACCCGATACGCTTGAGGAATACTGCCCCTCCTGTGGGCAGTGGGTCAGTTACCTCGCGTTCGATCCTGACGTGGGGTGGTGCAATGAGTGCGCCACCCCACCGAAGGATGATCAACAACCACTCTGTACTACGTGCGGTACGCCGCTAGATGCGCGACACGCACGCACCATGTGTCATTCATGTCGGCTCGAAGAGTGGTTCACTCAACATGCTGACGAACTCGAATGGCTCATGGTAGTCAAGGGATACTCTGTATGGAGGGCACGTCTCACCATAACCAACATGATCAGACCCATCTGTCAGCACTGTGGGAAACCGATCAAGGGTGGGAACAGTCGTGCCCTCTTCCACAACACCGGCGCATGCAAGACTGCATACGCTCGATACAAGCGACTGCAACGACAGGGCTTGACATCGCTTCAGGCTCTTGCTACACTGAAGTCTCACCAAGGGAGGTAACATGTCCATGTATGGAATGGCATTCGGGCGCGACCGGATTGCGCCTTTCATTCTAGAGGCGCTTGCGTTGCCCCAGGCAGCAGTCGGTCGATTCCGAGACGCCTTTGTATCCGAAGGGGAGTTCGCAATCTACACCCGAAACGGTGGTGGGAATCGCGAGCACTTCAGTTTGGATGGGCAGGAGGAAGGTGAAGATTGTTTCTGCACAGGATGCATCATGACCTACCATCTACCCAAGCATCCGAACTACCTTCGAGATAAGGACGATGACTTCGATTCAACGTATGCGACGGTCTACTTCTCGATTCCTGAGGAGTACAAGGAACTGTTCGCGCCGTATGATACGGGAAAGTTCGATCCCGACGCTCGGTGGTTCGCGTTGTTTGATAGACTGCGATCATGACTGAGCTACTGTGGGAGCCTCTGTCGGGCGATCCGTGGGATGTACCCATCACAGATGCTCCATACGAGAAGCAGCCGTGGCAGGAGAAAGATCTACGCTTCCTCGCACCGATGGCTTACTCGGCCAATTGGTCGCAGATGGGATGCTACAAGACTTCGACTGCACTCTGGCTACTTGAGCGCAAGAAAGTTCGGAACGCGCTCATCATCACATCCAAGCTAGGAAAGGGATCCTACTTCTCCGACTTCTACCGCTGCTTGCCCGAGAACTGGCGATTGTACAATCTCTCAATTCACGGTGCGAGCATGGTCAAAGGTGGGCTTGAGCAAGCCGTCGATCGAGACGAACTTCTCGATGAAGTCTACGCAGGATGGAATGATGATCCTGTCGTCTTGCTCGCTCACTACGACATGTTCACCACTCGGGCAAACAAGTCTTCGGCACAGCGCACAGGAGGTCGGGGGATCCTCGACAAGCTGAAGCTGATCCAGTTCGACATGCTGATGTGCGATGAGGCACACAAGCTGAAGAACCGGAAGACTCAGTGGACGAAGAACATAAAGAAGCTTCGTGCATCGAATAGACACATCATGACCGGGACTGCGTTCGTGAATAGTCCTGATGAAATGTGGAGCCTCTTGAACTTCCTCGACAAGAAGCGATGGGGAGGGTACGACAACTTCAAGAACTACTACTGCGATCAGTACTACGACGCACGCACTGGGTACCTGATGATTCAGGGTCTACTCCCGTATCGAGTCGATGAGTTCCGCAAGCTGCGACAGTCACTCGGCCCGAGGCACATGATGCATACGGTGCACAAGGACATCGAGAAGCCGATCACGACATCCTATTCAGTCGATCTCAATCCGACACAGAAGCGGATGTACCGTGATATCAAGGCTACACTTCAGACGCTCGATGAGAATGGTGCCACGCTGATGACTCCCAACGTCATCAGTCAGTTGATGCGCTTGCGTCAGGTTGCAGTGGCTACGCCGGAAGTACTCGACAAGCACTTCGACCCTCTCGCACAGCGGATGGTCTACGATCTCAAGCTGACCGAGCCATCGTCCAAGCTGGATATGGCGATGGAGATCCTAAGTGAGTTGGATGATCCCGAGCAGAAGGTGGTAGTGTTCTCCAACTTCAACGATCCACTCGATCTACTTGAGGCAAGACTCGATAAGAGAGACATCAGCTACGTGCGCATGCTTCAGAAGCATGACGAGAACGAACGCTACCGACTCTGGCACGATGAGTTCCGTCGTCCCGAGAAGAAGGTGTTTCTCTCGACACTGGCACTGGGAGGGGAGTCGATCAATCTCTCCTGTGCGCAGTACATCATCTTCCTCGATCGCTCGTGGTCGCCCGCACAGATGCAGCAGGCGGTCGGTCGGGTCTATCGACCGGGCCAGGAGGGTGCAGTCGAGGTCATCTATATCAACGCCAACGGCACAGTGGACAGCTACATCCTGTCCAAGCTGACCCGGAAAGAGAAGTGGTTCGATGAGATCTTCGCAGACTGACACGATTGAGTACTTCGAGCGGTTCATCGAACTGATCCCAGACTGGGAACTCGACAAGACTCGATAGAGGGGGCATGGGCAAGAAGACGAACGAGAGTCGAAAGGCTCTATTCGATACACTCAAGGCATCGGGGCAACTCGACGTACCCTTGTACCGCAAGCGCAAAGAAACGAAGTCAAAGGGAGAAGAGATCGATCAGTTTGGGTGGTGCTGCGAGCGTAAGCACGCTGGACAACTGCCCGAGGGGTTCCGGCGCTGCATCGACTGCCCGCTTGACTCCCGCCCGCATGACTGCTAGGCTTCCCCTCTCTAGCAGGCTGCTTCCTGTCGTTCGGTTGCTCGGAGGGGCGTCGTGCGTCGGATGGGCTGAAGCTAGGACGCGGCCCCCGGTGGATCCGTCGGTCTACCGGGGGCATACTTTCCAGAGAGTGATGGCACTCGAATGGGTTCAACTGAGGTAGTTCTCACACCCGCCGTGATCCCCTCTAAGTGGGAGATCATACCGATCCACGCTAGTGACGTTTCCGCCTACAAGCGATGTCGTCGCTACTGGGACTGGACATCCCCTACTCGCAACAACCTACGGCGAAGGGTAGATGTCAACGGCGTGAAGATGGAGTTGTGGTTCGGCACAGGGATTCACTATGCACTGGAAATGTACTACAACCCAGTGCTGCAACATGATCCCGTCGAGTCATTCACGACATGGTTCGAGCTACAGTGGAATGGGGGTCGAGTCGGCCCTGAGTTCCTTGATCGAACCTACGATATCAATCCGCGTGTGCTTACTTCACGCGACATCAGTGACACCCCACAGTACGGGATCCTTGGACTCCGTGATCTCCTACCGAATGTAGAGGTAGTCGAGGAAGAGTTCATGATGCATCGCGAACTCGGGATCAACATGCTCACGTTCTACAGGGAGTGGGCACGGAAGAACGATGACTTCGTTACCGTGTCGGCAGAGGATGTCTTCTCGATCCCTCTCGGATTCGAGGCGATCGATAGGCGTGAGGACTCGCCCAACTATGGGCAGAAGCTTGAGGTTCACGCACGAGGCAAGCGTGATGCAGTGATCTACTGGCCCGAGCACGATCGATATGGGATCAACGATCACAAGTCAGCCGCTCGTATCGATGAAGACTACTTCGTGAAGCTTGAGAAGGATGAGCAGTGCAGCACGTATCTGTGGGCCACGATTCAGGAGTCACAGATGCAGGATCGTCCGTGGTCTGGCAAGCTTGTCGATCGTGTTCTCTACACCGCACTACGGAAGAACTTCCCACGTCCACCGACTCCCGTTCGCGAGGGTCGAGCGTTGTCGATCGATCGATCAAAGGAATCCACGACAGCGGAAATGTTCTCACAGGCATGCGCCGATGATCCCATTCTATCCGAGTGGTTCCTCAAGAATCAGAAGGCGCAGGAGTATTACACCTACCTGTGTGAAGTGGGCGATGATCAGTTCATCCTTCGTAACGCCGCTCGTCGCAACATGCACGAGATCAACAACACGGGCAAGCACATGCAGATGATTGCAAAGGAAATGCTCGACCCGAAGCTGAACATCTATCCCAATCCGACCGGCTCATGGCTCTGCACAGGATGTGCATTTCGCGTGCCGTGTATCGCAGCCGACGACGGTTCGGATTGGCAGGGCATACTCAATGATGGGTATGAAATCAACAGGGACAGGTAGGTGATGTACGAGAAACAATTCCACATCTTTCGTAGTCAAGTGACCGGCGAGTACTACTTTCGATTGCTCGCACTAGGCAATGACAAGACGATTGCTGCAAGCGAGGGGTATCACAACCACGCTGATGTCATGGCATTGCACGAACACTACTTCTCGGACTGGGAGATCGAAGATGAGTCAGGTTGGGAACCCGATCAAGCACACGACGATCGAGCCGGTGGAGTCGCCGGTGCCGACGAAGGAACCGAAGCCGACCCCGGCACCGAAGCCTGAGCCGGTCGAAGTCCCTGCGTGATGCCCGCCTTTTCGGGGATGGATCCCGTACTCGTGGATCTGCTCGCGAGGCTACTCGACAAGGCCAATCGAGGCGAGCTAGTTTGTCGATCATGGAGTCATTCGGTCGATGTACACGGCCCTGATCAGATCTCGTTGGATCTACTCGACATCGGCCCGCCGCATACAGCGACTCCGACTCCGGTGATTCAATTCAGAGGGGCAAGTCCCGCTTCAGGTTCACTCGCCAGGGCACTCGCACACGTCGTTCTCGGCCCCGGCATGCAGATAAATACGGGAACGAAGATCGAAGAACTCGGTGTGACCGATGAGGTAATCGTCGGCTACCGAGACTTCATGCTCGAAGGCTCGATCGAAGATGTCTTCCTCGTCTCACGCAACGGAACTGAATGGCCGAAGTTCAAGCCTCTCACGGCGACATGCATAGTCGAGGGCGACAATGCTGCCTCCGCACTGCGTACCCATGACGCACCTGAGCTATCGTGCAACTGTGGGATCTACGCATTCGACAATCCAAAGCACGAGGACATGGACTTCACGCTCGACGTGTGGGGTGAGATCTACATGTGGGGCGAGACGTACATCTGCGAGAGTGGGTATCGCTCGGAGTTCGCCTATCCAAAGACGATCTTCATTCGGAGCTACGGAACCAAGACAACCGATCGAATCGCTGATGCCCTACGTGAGCAGTACGGTGTCCCAGTCTACGTGATGGCTACACGTGATGGACTCACTGAGGGCGATGTTCTTGAGCAGATGATTCTCGGTGGTAAATGGTGTACGTGTCCCGCTGGATCATACGATCCGGGCAACGTACATGAACCCTATTGTCCACTAGGGGGTGATACCCATAACGACGACAGCACTACGTGAGTCGCTAGGAGTGCAACCCCCTGCTGAATCGATCAAGTGGCTCAACGCACTGATCTACGGTGAACCGGGAGTAGGGAAGACACACCTTCTAGGGACTGCGCAGGATCACAAGGATACGGCACCACTGCTTATCCTTGATATCGATGGTGGGATCTCGACTCTACGTAGGAGATCCGACATCGACGTGATCCAGATCCGCAAGACGGCTGACTTCGTAGCCGTATACAAGAAGCTGTTCAATGCGGTCGATGACAAGAAGTTCCCGTACGGTACGATTGGGATCGATACGATCTCGGAGCTACAGGCTCTCGATCTAGTCGAGATCATGGAGGCTTTCGCTCGGATCAACGATAAGATCGATCCAGACGTACCGGATCAGAGGGGCTATGGAAAGTCAGGGACACGGATGCGTGACTTCGTACGGGCATTCCGCGATCTCCCGACCAACGTGATCTTCACAGCGCACAGTCACACGGATCGTGATAACAACATGCGCATGATGCAGTTGGTCAAGCTGACGGGCAAGCTGCGCGTTGACATTCCGGGCTTCCTCGATATCGTCGGCTACTACTTCGCAGAGAAGGATGGTGATACACTCAACCGATACCTTCAGTTTCAGAAGACAGAGACGACGATCGCGAAGGATCGAACCGGAGCGTTCGATGCGGTCGAAATCAATCCGACGATCCCGATCCTATGGGACAAGTTGCAAGACTCCAACAAGGGAGAGGCAAAGCAATGAGTGATCTGTTCGATGGCACCGTCGATCTGACCGGCTCCGATCCCGACGCCGTAGGGTTTCCCGCCGTCCCGAGTGGCCGCTATCCGGCACACGTGGGCAAGGCAGAGTGGAAGACCACCGACAACACCGATGGCTCGAAGGCGCTGCCTGACGGTACGCCGTACCTCGCAATTGGTGTGCGTGTGAACGATGATGTCGAGGATCGCGACGGTATGAAGGTCGCAGGAGTCTACTGCGGCTGGATCAACCTCTTCATCCCGCCCGCCGACTACGATGTGTCCAAGGCGCAGACGATGAAGAACCGCATGGCGAACTTCCTCAAGGCGATCGGTGAGAACTACACGGCAAAGGGATACAAGATTCCCGATGTCGAGGATCTCGTCGGCCGTGAACTCACCGCGATCGTTCGGCGCAAGCCGGACAAGCAGGACAAGTCGAGACTGATCAACGAGATCGAAGGCTTCAAGGCTGCCGGTGATGTCGAGGATGCAGTCGGCGCAGGACGGCTCCGCTAGCACATAGGGACGATGCGAGTGACCCCCCGCAATGGGGGGTCTTCGCGTCTCTATAACCTATGGCTGTTACTCAAGAGAACGTAGTTCTCGGCTTCTTCGAGCGTCTGTTTCAGTACGACGAAGGATACGCTGTTATCTGCACTACCAGGCCACCGGCCCGACGTGACACGTTTCACGAAGAGTACTTCCAGTGGCCGAAGCAGAAACAGCAGATGGTCGAGTACATCGACAAGATCAGAGGTACACACAACGTGTACTTCTGCGTCAACATCATGTCGGTGCCGCGACGCAAGAAGGAGAACGCGATCCCACAGAATCTTGTGTGGGCTGATCTCGATACGTGTTCGCCGGAACAGGTAGAGATACCCCCGCAACTCGTCATCGAGTCATCACCCAATCGATACCAAGCGATCTGGCGCTTGGATCGCAAGATCGATCCGCTGATCGCAGAGAACTACAGCAAGCGGATCGCATACATGTACGCGGATCAAGGCGCGGACAAGACAGGGCATGACCTAACGCAGCTACTCCGTGTACCTGGCACGTACAACTTCAAGTACATGACGATGGATGCACCCGAGGTTACGCTACTCGCTGACCTTGAGGGCACACTCTCAGTCGATCTATTCGATGCACTTCCGCAAGTGGATGCATCGGACGATACTCCTGATCTCCCCGTCCCACCACTTGAAGTTCTACCATCGTATGACATGGTGTTCTACCGTTACGTCAAGCGATTGGAAGAACTCTCGTTGGCGAATGCGTACGCTCGATACGTATCGCAGGAACCACCGGAAGATTGGTCGGGCCACATGTGGCGACTGCTTCTACTCTGCTTCGAGGTAGGCATGACGGCAGAGGAAACATTCGTCGTCGCCATGAATGCTGCCTGCAACAAGTACGAACGTGATGGTCGCCCACTCTCCCATCTGTGGCGGGAGGTACTGAAAGCGGAACTACAGCGCAAGGCAGTTGAGATCCTTCTCGCTGACCATCGATCGCTGATCATGCCCGCCCTACTCACACTCGAAGAGGAAGAGTCTATCGAGCCGACCATCATTGATGAGTACATGGCATGGGCGACGGAGGCAACCGATGCCGTCCCCGACTTCCACGAGGTCTGTTGCACAATGGTGATGTCGAGTCTCATGTCCACGACACTGAGACTCAACACGAGCGGTAACAAGAGCATCGTCCCGAACCTATGGGCGTTGATCCTCGGTGAGTCCACCCTCACACGTAAGACTACCGCTATGGACATGGCGATGGACTATGTGCTTGAGATCGATAAGGGGCTGATCCTTGGATCGGATGCATCAGTCGAGGGACTGCTGACCGATCTATCTCAGCGGCCGAAGATGGTCAGCATCTTCTATCGCGACGAGGTATCTGGCTTCTTCGACTCGATCCAGCGCAAGGACTATCTCGCTGGTATGCACGAGACGATGACCAAGATGTACGACGTACCGCCGTACATCATTCGCTCGTTGAAGAAGGACAAGTACATCATCACCGAGCCGATCTTCATCTTCTTCGGCGGCGGCGTGGCAGACAAGATGTACTCACTCACGACAGAGAACTACTTCACGTCCGGCTTCATGCCACGGTTCCTCATCATGCGTGGCTACGGTGATCTCGATCGGATCCGTCCACTCGGCCCACCTACGGGCGACAATACATCCAAGCGTGACGAGATCCTATCGACGTTCCGTGCGTACTACGAAATGTACACGAACTGTCAGAGGGAAATGATCCTGCCCAACGGGGATCGCATGCTCACGACGCCGGACATTAGCGTAGAGTTCACACCTGAAATGTGGGAGCGGTGTGCCCGCATCGAAATGGATCTCGTGCGTGCAGCACACGACTCACCGGAGGCGAACAAGGCACTGCCATCGTTCAACCGTCTCTACGTGAGTCTACTCAAGCTGACCATGCTGCTCGCAGCATCGAGACAGGAGCCGACAGAGGATCTAGTTGTCCGTGCAGAAATGCGTGATCTCCTGTGTGCTGCTAAGTACATTCAGAAGTGGGGGATCCACACCGTTGACATCGTGCGCAACAGTGGTGTGGCGGCAGACGAGTCCAAGCTGATGACGATCTACCGTTCGATCGAGAAGCATCCTGGTGTACTACGTTCCGATATCATGCAACGTCATCGTGTGAACGCACCGACGATGGATGTGATCGAGACGACGCTCGTTCAGCGATCAATGATCGAGCGGCACAAGAAGGGCACTGCGACAACATACTGGCCCATCGGGAGGTAGACATGGTAGACGAAGAGATCGATTGGGAGAAGGAACGGGAAGAGGCTACGGCCGCACTACAGGCCGAAATGGATCAATGGACGGAAGAGAAGATCAATCCGAAGGGATGGCGGATTGGAGACGATGAGATTCTTGTCCGCACCGAAGTGCTCGTGATGATGGATATCCTCATGGATAGGCTCGATGTCTCCCAGGCAGAGCTAGATGCTCGACTCAAGCGGCGGCTGCTTCAGGAGTTTGTTGCCCTCCGACCCGGTGTAGTCGAGCAGCGCAAGCGCGAGATCCGTGAGGCGATCCGTCTCGGTCTACCCATTCGGCCGGAGATCTAGATGCCCTACGTTGTATTCTTTGAAGAAACTAGTGAGGAACGAGTGGTGACACACGTATGTCGTCGGTGTTTGGAGCGATCCGACTTTCCTTTCACAGTGCGTGAGGCTCCTGTTGTTGGGCCTCGCGGTGTAGCCCATAATCTTCAATGGAAGAATGACGAACGTACATTGTGCGGTAGGAATGCAACGGGTGAGAAGTGGTGGTGGAGGTACTGATGGAGAAGGCACCCGGAGCACTGTGCGACCAATGCCCGCTCAACAGCGCACAGTGTGTGCCGAGCAAGAAGCCTACCCGTCTACCCGTGCGAGGCGCGATAGTCAGTCGATCTCCCGGTGCCGCTGAGGTACGAGCGGGTGAGCCGATGGCATCGCAGTTCGGCTCGGGCAAGATCATTGATCATCTACTCACTACGAATGGAGTGAAGCGTGACCAAGTTCTCGTCACGAATACAGTCCTATGTGTCGCACCTGATGGAAAGGTACCGACTGATGCGATCAAGGCGTGCGCACCACGGCTTGAACGTGAACTCACTGGAATCGATACGGTTGTCGCATGCGGACGTGAAGCAGTTGGAGTACTTATTGGTGGAGGCTCGATTGACAAACTGCGTGGTATCCGTCATCGGCAGAACGGGCGAGTCGTGGTTGCTACGAATAACCCCGCTGTCGTTCTCCAAGACGATGCCAAGTTCCCCAATCTCAAGCGAGACTTCAAGAGGGCATTCAACCCGCTTCCTCCCCCTACGCTCCCGAAAGTTGTGGTGATCGAAGATGCTAGAGAAGCAAGAGAGTTCCTTCACTCTTTGGGATCACATGAGGACATCGCCTGCGACATTGAATCCAGAGGTGGACTCACTCACAAAGCAACTCTCATCTCGATTCAGTTCTCTACTGATGGAACTACTGCGACCGTACTCGGAGAGCGGGGTGGTATCTTCGGTGATCGAGGTTTCATTGACGATCACTTGCGACCCGCACTTACTCGCGATGAGGCCCGATACATCTGGCACGGAGGAAAGTTCGACACCAAGATCCTCCGACACACCTACGGAATCCATGCAAGGGTAGACCATGACACGATGCTACTGTCTTACGCGCTTGACGAGCGATCGGGAACCGACGAACGGATTGGCGTGCATGGGCTGGATTACCTACTCATGGACACATTCGGATGGCCGCACTACTCAAGCGATGCAGTCGAGCGAGCCAAGAAGACGGGGATAGTCGAGGACTATGACGAGTTCTACGAATACGCTGGCAAGGATGTGGGCGGTACCTTTCAACTACTCCACCACCAGCTTCCAATCGCGGAGAAGGACGATGTTCTCCGTCCGTATGAACACCTTCTACTACGAGGGAATGAGTTTCTAACCGGCGTCGAACTGAACGGCATGGTCTACGATGTGGATCGAGCCGCTGACATTCATGAGTTCGAGGTTGCACCGGAACTCGATGAGATCCAGAGTGATCTCCGCAAACGTGTCGGCAATCCGATCCTGAACCCCGGATCGACGCAGCAGATGGCCCACTTGTACTACGACGAGTGGGGGATCAAGCATGTGATGCAACAGCGCCGACCAACCGAGACGATGCAGCACCCTGAGAGATCAACGGATGAGGCTGCACGCAAAGAGATCACGGGTGGTCGCTTCAAGTTTCGTGGTGAGACAGTCAACAAGCGATCGGGCAGCATCATTCATCAGGTACGCGCCGATGATGCCGACGAGCGCAAGGCGTTCTACATCGACATCGCTTGGCTACACGATCGCTACGCTAAGCTGAAGAAGCAGGATGGTACCTACCTACTCGGACTGATCAAGAGGGCGGAACGCGATGAAGAACATCGGCTTTACACGCAACTCAACCTTCATGGCACTAACAGCGGACGACTCAGTTCATCGAAGCCAAACCTTCAGAATATCACTCGGCCCAAGGATGGTCTTCCTGACATTCGAAAGCTATTCAAGGCGAGTGACGGATGCCAGATTGTTCAAGCGGACTTCTCTCAGGCTGAGTTACGATGCATTGCCGTATTCAGCGGAGATCGGGAACTCTCGCGCATTTACAGGAACGATCTCTCGCTACACAAAGAGACGGCCACTCGATTCTTCGGGCCGGACTATACGAGCGAACAGTACTCGACGTGCAAGAACGTCAACTTCGGAGTCTTCTACCTACAGACGGCCGATACGTTCCAAGAGAAGCATGGTATTCCGAAGGCTCAGGCGCAGCCTTACATCGATTGGGTTTGGAAGACCTTCACAGGCGTAAAGGCGTGGGAGGATGATGTCAAGCGAGAAGTCAAGTCAGGTAAACCGCTACGATCTCCGTTCGGACGAAAGCGTCGTTTCCATCTACTTACCCGAAGCAACATCGAAGCAGCTTTCAGAGAGGGAATCAACTTCTATCCTCAGTCTTCAGCTAGCGATCTCACTCTGTGCGCAGCAATTACTCTCGCAGATGTCATCGATGGGTCTAAGGCCCGAATTGGCATTCTCGTTCACGACTCCATCGTTGCAGACGTGCGAGAAGACTACATTGAAGAGTACTCCACCATCGTGACGCAAGTGATGGCCGACATCGCACGTGACGAGCTACAGTGGGATCTACCGTTCAAGGCCGAAGTCGGTGTAGGCCCGACATGGGGAGAAGCGAAGTGAGGTTCGTAGCAGTTGCAATCGTGCTTGCTTCACTGATCATCGCAGCCGCGTTGATCTATGTGAGTAGGCCGGAAGACAGTGATCTATGTCATACACGAAGGGGAACATACTACTCATGTCAAACGAAATGAGAGATCTAAACGATCCACGTGAACTGGGCTATCGGATCTTGGAGGCGAAGGAAGAACTGAAATGCACTGCTTGTGAGGCGGCTGATGCGGTCTACGCGGACATGCGGGCCAACGGCTACTATCTGGCCGCGCCGGAACCGGCTCAAACGGGGCGGGCCAGCACCCGCCTGAGTGCCTAGAAACCGTCCAGAAACCGTTCTGTGAAGCCGTCTCCGCTCGATCGCGATCACGTCTGCCAGTGCCCCCGCTGTGGGGCCGTCCACGATGCGCTCACGCCGCCCGAGCCGGGACAGTGCGCATGGTGTCGAGGCGACATACCCGAGGGAAAGAGGTCGCATGCACGCTATTGCAGAGACGAGTGCCGGAAGCTTGCGTACAGAGCACGGCATGCGTAGATCGATCGTCTCACTCGATCCAGGGGGAACGACCGGCATCTGCATGGGGGACTTGTCGGATCAAGAGTTAGTACTACGTATCAGTCAACGGCAACTCTCGATGCGCGACATGTACGACTTCCTTGAGAATCACGTAGGCGGGTGTGAGCACTCGTGCCACGTAATCTACGAATCATTTCAATACAGGAAGATGTCGCGTGGTGGCCTCGATCTCACCCCCGTCAAGCTGATAGGAGTGATCGAGCTGATGCGTGATCGGTACGAACCACTCGTGACCTTCACTGAGCAGAGTCCGGCTACTGGGAAGGCTTTCTTCTCGGACGATCGACTCAAGCAGATGGGAATCTACTTGCCCGGAACACAACACGGACGCGATGCCGAGCGTCATCTGATGCAGTGGATCACATTCGGCTTCGGTAGCCAATACGTAGACATCGACAAGATCAAGGTGGTGCTAGCTAGTGAGTAAGAGTACTCGCCGCACGAAGTGGAAGCGCAAGCGATGCAAGGGATGCCGTCGATACGAAGACTTCGGCGGATTCGATGAGAACGGCTACTGCCGTAGATGCAAAGGGGGATCAACCGCCACAGGAGAGAGTCGCAGCGGTTGATCCCCCAGGATCGATGAGCCAGTCGATCCTGACCACCGAGTGAAGTTGCAGCACCAACGCCGCCCTACGCGACTTGCTCCTATGGCTTCACTCGCTCCTAGCCTATTGGCTAGAAGGTGATAGTGTCATCGACAAGCGCGATGAATAGCATCACCGCGATAGCAACGACACACAGGTAAGCGATGACGCGCAGTACCTCGTCGCTCATGGCTATGCCTCCGGGGGTGGCTCGATCACGGGTGTGCCGATCAGCGAACCGGAGTTATCCGTCCCGGTGTTCTGGCCGACCACGACCTTGAGGACGGCAATCGCCGTTGCCACTGCAACTGTCGTGAGTGCCGCCCTCCATCCGAGGGTCGCACCCGACAGGACGGTGATCCCTGTTGCAGCGGCAGCCTGCACCGCCGTCCACCCAACTCGATCCAGTAGATCGAGCCACTTGTTGATCTTCGGCTGCATGTGACCTCCTTATGCTAGTGACTCTGCGCGGACAACAATGAGTAGATCCTTACGATAGTCGATCTCGACATCGTACGGCCCTGCCTCACGACCATGCGATGTCCACACCGAGGATCGATATGTGCCGTTTGCTCGACAGATGATCACATGCTCGGTGTCGTACAACGATTCACCGAACAGCGCCATGTCACCGACGAAGAACTTATGATCGAATGGCACCCTCCGTCTTCGATTGGTCGAGAGGATCGAAGTGGTGTTACCGATCCCCGTGTAGCTGTATCCGCCGGGATCCTTGACCTTGAACGAAGTCCACTGATCAGCCCAATGGAATGCATTGATCACGAGTCCCGAGCAGTCCGTAGCGAACTCGGCATCCGGGCCAGCGAGTGTCGTCGGACGATGCTGACTGTAGTGGATATCATCCTTGTTGGCGGTTGCCCTCTCAAGGTAACGACGGATCAGTGTGCGAGCGACGCTACGTTGGGTCGGTGTCAAACTCATCTTTCTCGTCCTCGTCGTCTAGCTCAGGTGCATCTTCGAGATCGCCCTCGTTGATCTTCTCAACATCATCGGGATCATTTACCCGATCGTCGCCCTCCTGATCTTCGGGATACTCCGTAACCTCACTCATTGGTCATCCTCTCTAGAACGAGTACAGAACGAACTTGAGTTGTTCCTTACGAGGCTTCAACTTCGTTGTGATTACTTGTACTTGTCCACCCCCTACATTCGCATACGCTCCTGTACCTCCCGCGATTGCGAGACGGTAATACACGCGGGATGTAACTAGACCCCCTGCAATGATCTGACCGAGTGGCATGCGGAAGACTGCTAGACAAGTCATCGTGCCCGCAGGAAGCGTACGCTTATGGCTGATGTGTAGACAACGAATGATCCCATTGCCGATTGCGTACGGTGAGATGTTCTTGTTGTAGATCGCAAAGGCTGTGATGGAGAATCGTTCGAATGACTCCTGCTTGATCGTCTGTGTCGTCACGGTGATCTGAGATTGTCCACGGACAACCTTCGGTGGTGTGGCAGAGGCGACTGCCGTGCCGAGAAACAACAGGGTTACTATGATGGCTACCCCTCTAATTCTGACGGCCCTCCTGTCACTGTGCATTGAAGGGGAGGAACGAGTGCAATCAATTGACCGAAGCTTTGACGTATGAGATTGGCTTCTGTCGGTGTCGTAGCAGTTTCCAAGTTCTGATCACGCACAGCTTTGAGAATCTTGACGAGTGTTGTTCGGTTGTCGTCGGAGACGTGACACAATGCCTTGTTCACTCTCTGACCTTGGATGATGGCATAGGTGCCACCTGCGGCCATAAGTATGAAACCGATAGTGAACGCGATGATAGCCGCATACAACCAATTGATTGTATTGCCTCGTTTGATACCATAACTAGCATGCTCTATTCTATCAGGGGCCACCGAACACCGCCAAACTTGTGATCGCGAATGTGATCGCCGCAAGCATCACCGTGATCGCCGCACCGATCAGTACCTTTCTTAGATTCTTCACGTCTTCGTTGTAGTCAGTGATGTCGTCACCGAGATTCTTCTCCAACTCGTTCAATCGGTTGTCGAAGTGGGTGACGAATCCGTGGAACTCAGTACGGAGCACCGCCACCTGTTCGCGAATCTCCATCCACTTCTCGACCTGATCCTCTAACTTATCCAACTCACGCTCAAGAACCATCACGCGGTACGTGAGCGTGTGTCCATTCCCCTCTGTCTGACTCATCGATGCACCACCCGAAAGAATCCCGCACCCTCATCCGCGTAGCCGAGTGCGACGAAGTTGATTGAGTGCATCGGTGAACCTACAATCGATGTCTTCACCTTGAATCCATTCGGAGTGATCTCTGCGCTTCCGTAGCTTGGATTCAATGCGAAGTTGCCGGGGCTGGACTCCGTGAAGTTGCTCGCCCATGCATTCTGCCCACTCTGGAATCGCATCATTCCGAGTGGGCCAAGAGTGGTGCCGAATGCGTGACCACCATTGGCTACAACTGCTTGGCTTCCATCCTTACAAGCGAAGCCGAATGCTCGACCACCATAGATCTCGTTGCCGAAGTCTTCGAGCATCGAGGGAGAGTTGCAGAAGAAGATGACTGCATGTACATCGAAGGGCACTTCGACTTCTACTTCTCCATCGACCACACTACTTGGAAGAACGGCTCCCTCGTATCCTACGATTCCTCCTAGTACTGCGGTCGCCAGACGTAGATTGTCGGCTCCGAATCCGAATGGATCCTCATTCGCTGCGAACTGCGTATCATTCCTCGCGAACCACCACTGGCCGTTGTCGTGCTGCTGTGCGACGATAATCGGATCTGAGTTGAGCATGAAGTTGTCATCACGCTCACCGACCATGTAGTTGTCGATTGAGCTATTGTCGATTCCCGAACTAAGATACATGATGTCGGTTTCGGACTCATCGAGCGTACCAATGCCCCAACATGGACAGGATGAGTCTGCGAGTGTGATGCTTCCATCACTATTCGATAGACCACCACTCCCGACAGCAAATGCAACAGTCGGGAGGAATCCGGTCGTCTTGAATCCCTCATCCCCAATGCGAAAGTGTAGGTACTTCGCGACGAGTTCGGGTTCATCACCGAGCGCGAGCCAGTAGATCGGATTGCCTGCGCCTCCTGCGAAGCCCGGAGAGTAGACGAATGAGAATCCAGTGCTAGTGAAGAACCTCACACCACCTGCATACCCGTCCCCACCACCGTGCGATTGCCGTGCCCAGTAGCCCACGTTGAATAGATACGAACTCGAAGGAGTATTGCCCGACCACAGTTCATGCGCATTGAAGTTCGCGGGTAGATCATCGTTGCCCGGAACCTGTCGGCATGCGACGCCTAGACCAACTGCACCCCCGAGCGTTTGCCATGTATCTACAACTCCGTGGTTCGAGTAGAACATGAGAACTACATCGGGAGCGAAGCCGATGTTGACAGGCTCGACTCCTGAGCCTGTGAGAATGTGGATTCCCCCGGCTGCTGGCATCAGACAGTGTTGTCGATGATAGGGATAGCGAAGGTGATATACACGCCGAGTCCCTTCGATCCACCGCCGATCGCATCTACATCGATCCAGATCTCATCGTCCTCATGAACGTGATTCGCTGCGGGGATTCCATCGGTGCGAATGACTGGGGGTGTACCCGCAGTCTTGGACGAGATCTCACCCGCATCGATCGTGATTGGTGTCGAGAGAATATCGAGTCCTCTAGTCCGATTCGAGATCTGGATCGTTGTCGGGCCGGTGCCGACCGTGCCGTTGAAACCGCGCACAGCGATGATATCTAGTTCCGCGAGATCTTCCTCGACCGGGAACTTGAATGCGCCATCACCGATCTTGTTGATCGTACGATCGGTGAATACCTTGATTGCGTGAACAGGATTCTCGGGAGTGCAGATCCAGCGACCGGCGTGGTAGTAGCACAGCCGACTTGTGGGCCAATCGACCGCAACCATTCCCTCAGCGGGATCATTGAAGTTCTCGGTATCCACCACTTGCACAGCGGTCATCTGTGCTTGGATCGAGGTTCGCAGTGTCTTCTCGATACGATCGATCCGATCGCTGAGAACCTGATCAGCATAGAGTGGTGCGACAGACTTGCGGCGACGTGGCATTAGATCCCGTGGGGCAGCGTGGAGATCGTGCCCTCTTCGTAGATGATCTCAAGTTCGAACTCGACAGTCTCGTTCGATGACTCATCGGTAGTCCAGTTGATCGCATTCACCTTGTAGTCCGAGTTGACGTGCCAGTATGGGCGGAAGAAGTGTTGGACGTTCACACGCTGACCGATGAGCGCACGTGGCCGACCACCCGTATAGAGAGAAGGTGAAAGGAACTCAGGATTGACGAGTGTGAGCGACAGCTTTCGCTGTGGGTACAGATCGTTCTGATCCTTGAGCATGTTGAACAGGAGATCCGTGTTCGCCATTTCACCGAAGTCGTAAAGCTGATCAAGCCATCGAAACGATTCGATCGATGGACGGTAGTACCATACGGCACCAGCTCTCTTGCCTGCCGTGCCTAGACCCACGAGGTATGTACCGTCAGGCCCATCGTTCGTCCAGTCGAGATTGACGACCGCCCCCTTCGACTCATCACCTTGCTGAGTGATGATTCGATAGATCACGTCACTCTTGAGACGACCGGGCGACCACATCTTGAACTCACGTGAGCCGGGGAGGATGTCAAACTCGAATCCATTCACTTGCTCACTAAGCTTCTGAATGTGCTCGAACATCGTGGTCTGATCACCCGGATAGATCTTGTACTTCGTCTCCTGTCCTGTCGGCACGTTGTTGAAGATGATGTCAAGCTGACCCATGCCAGGGCCAGCGGGGACTCCACCGGGTAGTGAAGGTAGAGTGACCGACTGCATGTGATCGAGCATGTCCTCAACGATGTCACGTACCTCGACTGGATTACCCTGCTTCTCCCGACGTGAGTTGGGGAAGTGAGGCCAGCCCACAGGCCACTGCTCCCAGTCTCCTGCTCGATACAGCACTGGATCGAATGGATAGACTCGACGCTCAAGGTAGTGGATCCAATCCTTACCTGCGACAAGGATCGTGTCTCGATCGCCGTTCAGATTGACCGACGTGACCATACCCTCTACGATCAGTCGCTTATTGCCACCTGCACCTGTTCGATAGAGTGCATAGTCCGTTCGGTAGGGGCCAAACTGTTCGAGCGTCAGTGCAGGATCACCGAGTGCGATCTCGCATGTGATGTCGCCCGGTTCGCTATTGCGAATCGACCAACCGAGATTCTGCGGCTTGAACTCGCCCGAGCGGTTGCCTGTCTCGGAGTCACTGAATTGGATAATGAAATCAGCCAAGCTGGTACTTCGTCTGTGTGCTGGTGCCTACGAAGTATGGGAGGAACGCCTTCCACGTGATCATGAACGGAGAGATCGCCGGATAGAGCGCACGCATCGGTGCAGCCTGTTCCGTGATCACTACGTCGGCATCGGCCGTCTCGGTCATCCCATCGAGTTGCAAGCGAAGGAACCCATGACGACGCGACGTGAGCACCTGGATTGGAGGAAGGATCGCATCGAGTAGGGCGATGCGCTTCGCAACGTAGTCGTTGGTCGGTGTTGCTCCACTCCCGATGATGTCACCATCACATGTGATGACCATCGCACCGGGATAGTGAAACGACGGCCACTCTCCCGCTTCTGCCATCCGCTTGAACTCGTGGGTATCGATGTTCGTTTGAACCTCGAAGTTGTGGAGCGGATAGATCAGCGTGTTTAGCTCGACCGCCGAGCCTGCATTCGGGTGATATTCAAGTAGTGTAATCATCCGTTGGGTAGGATCGAGGGCATCTTGAACTTTGGAGGCTTACGCTTCGCATGCTTGAACTCCCATGCGATACGTCTCGCCATTGCCATTGCGTTCTGCTCAACCGTGGACACATGGATATTGACATCGCCCTCGTGGTAGTGTTGTGCACCGGCTGCGGATGCGTTACGCGCTCGTGTGCCAACGCCGCCTCGATTCGTCTTGCTCGCACCCGGTGGTGGTGCCGGTGCCTTCGGCTTGCCACTCGGTCGATTCTGTGGTCGAGGGTTCTTCGCGAGAAAGTCCCGTCGAGCCTCTGCAACGGCTGCGTTGATCGCGTCAGGAAACTCACGCTTGACCCACTTGTCGAAGAATAGACCGACCTGGGCCGCTTCGAATCCATCCATGATCGCCTTGCCCATGTTGCCGCCCGCCTTGCGGAACCGTTCGATCTCATCACGGAAGTCCATCTTAGTTGCAGACTTGATCTGCTTCTGTCGTGTCTTCCACTCACTGATGAGTCGCTGGATCTGACCAGGCTTCGCATTGCGTAGGTTCTCTAGAATCGGATTGCCTTCCGCGATCGGCATCTTCTGAATCTCATTGACAAGATCCTTTGGTAGACCCTTCTTCATCACTGCATCGAGATTCCTTCGCCACTTGCGGAAGTCGTTGTTCTGCATGTTCAGATCCTTGATCAGATCCTTCACGCGAGGCTCAATACCCCACTCCTTCGCAAGATCGAATGTCTCACTCGTGAGCCACGGCCCCTTAGCGAACTCACCGAATGCTTGTTCATTGGCCGATAGCATGTCGGTGTACATCTGGCGTAGATTGGAAACCGCCGTCTCTGCACCTTGCTTAGTTGCATCTTCAAGGTTCGCTCGCCAATCCTTCAAGCGACCATTGAAGTCCTTGACAGACTTGTCATACTCCTGCAACTTCTTGTAGTACGCACCGAGTTCATCCTTATAGTGCTTCGTCGCCTTCGTCTTGTCTCTTGCATTCTGTGCTGTCTGCCGACGATCAGTGCCGAATCGATTGCGCTCAAGCTTATCAAGCCGACTGGCGACATCGAAGAACTCTTCGTACTCTTTACGCGACATGATCGACTTGGCACCAGCACGGATGTTCGCTGCGAGATATCGACCGTATGCGCGGGCCTTCACGCCCTGTCGTCGGGTGCGCTTTAGGATCGCGTCGGCCATCATGTCTTCGAGATCCTTGTTGTCTGTCATCACCTTCATGATGACGGGAACTACGATTGCGCCGATGACCGCGCCTTCTGGCCCGAACATGGATCCTGCGGCTGCACCCGCTACAGCGCCTTGCAGAAGATCCATACCCGTCGCGTTTCCCTTCATTGCGACGTTGAAGACGACGGCTATTGCGGCCATCGTTCCGAGTCGTCCGAGCGCCATACGGAATGCACCGAGTGTGCCGGTGGCCTTACCAATCCCCGGCACGATACGGCGGAACATCGCTTCGAGCGACATCAGTGCACCCCCGATGGTGAGGAATACACCACCGAGTAGTGCGCCGATCGAGGCAAGTACACCGATCGTGACGATCATCTTCCGTGCTTCCGGCGAGAGTCCCTTCCAGAAGTTCATGAGCCGGGATGCTGCTTCGCCTAGTTGTGCGAACACAGGGATCGCATCCTGACCAATCGCCAGTGCGAGCGCCTTGACCTGATTGACGAAGATCCCCCATTGGACGCCGAGCGACTTCATCTGCGCTGCTTGAGCACGTGCAAACTCGTTTGTGTTCTTCTCGACTCGACGCTGTGCATCGAAGTACTCAGTCAGATGCGTCATGAGTTCACTGAAGGCTCGACGGCCTTCCTGTGTACCGATGATGCCGCGTCCACCGCCTCGACCAGCCGCAGTGATCTCGCGGAAGAACTCAGCCGCCGACTTCTGCCCCGTCGTGACTTGAGGAAATCGATTGGCGATATCTTCGAGAATCTTGTCGAGTGGGCGAAGCTTGCCAGTCGTATCCTTCGCATCGACTCCGAACTTCTTCAACCCCGCCACAGTGTCAGGGTGGCGTAGGAACTCAAGCAACCGAGAGATCCCGGTGGCGACCATACGCTGAGACGGCATCACAGTGGTGAGGAATGCCATCGCACCACCGACATCCTTGAGTGAGTTGCCCGCATCAGCCGCAGCCGGTGCGATCTTGTTCATCATGATGTTGAACTCGCTCATGGTCATACGACCAAAGCGAACGATGTTGAACATCGTGTCGAACTGCTTAGTGGTGTTCTGAAGCTGTGGATCGAAGTTGTTGAGCACGGTGATCATCGCGCTCGTTGCTTCGTTCAGATCTACACCACCGGCTACGGCGATCTTGTTGGCATCCTTGAGTAGTCCAAGTCCCTTGACTACATCGATGACCCCACCCCGTTCGAGATCCATCGATGAGAAGATGTCGTATGTCGCCTTCGACATCTGATCGGCGCTTGCCGGATATTGCGACATGAGATCGAGTACACCGGCAACTTCCTGTCCTGCCCCGTGGATTCCGTTCTGCAACTGACCCATGCGCTCATGGATCTGCTCGCTGCTTGCGCCAAGATCTCGCGCCTGTGTAGCAGCAAGCGACATCTGCGTATCGAAGTTTGCGGCTGCATGTGCAGCGAAGCCAAACGCGGCTACACCGACTGCGCCGAATAGCTGCAAGGTACGGCCGACACCTGAGAGTGCATGTGCCACTCGATCGAGTCGTTCGGCAGGCATAGCGGCTAGCGCCTTGTTGAAGGCTAGCTCTGCACGTTGTGCATCCGTCAAGCCCTGATATGCAAGCTGTAGCTCACGTCGAGACTTGAAGATCTCATTGCCCATGATCCCGACGTTCCGACCGGCACGCTGTAGCGTTCCGCTCAGACCACCGAGACGTTGTTCGAATCGACCGACGTTCTTAGATAGCTGCTCCTGTGCAAGCGCCATCTGCACTTCTTCAGAAGTGAGTGAGCGTGCGGCGCGTGATGCGTTACGTAACTCACGTGCGCGAGCGGCAGCACCCTTCCCTGTGGCAGCGCCGGTAGAGATCGCCTGTTGTGCTCGATCGACACGTCGGAATACAGCCTGGGCCTTGAGGCCCATCTGATCGAGCGCACGGCTCGCATCACGAAACTCTTTCATCGTACCGGGTGCGCGACCGGCAACGAATCTACCACCCTTCATGGCCGATGCCTGCGCTGCTTCGAATCGTTCGAGCGCCTGGATCTGTGCAGTCAGTTCCTTGCGCATCATCACGCCGTTGCGCACGTAGTTCAAACGGCGCGCATTGGACTCAGCGAGGGCGACACGTCCTGCCGCCCTCGCCTTGTTGAGCGCCACTTGCTCGCGCATCGCCTGCATGCGCTGCTCGCGGCTGAGTCCAGTGAACTCACTACCGACGCGGCGAAGTGTGCGCGAGGCGAAGTCCTGCGCACGGATGATGACCATCATTTCGCCTACGCGAAGTGCCATCTATCCATCCCCATGCTTTGCACGCGAACGTGCGCGGGCATCCGCTTTGTCGCTCAGATATTGCTCATATCGAGCGTATGCGTCTAGCACCTTCTCTAAACGCATGAACTCATGAGCCGGTTGATCCAACACTCCCCCTATCCGTGGGAGAACATGAAGCGCCTTGCAGATGGATCCGATGCGAATCCATTGATACGCCTCGAAGTAGACTACATCGCCGTAATGACTTCGGGCAAGGTCGTCTCTCCCTGTGAGGATGAGGAAAGCGCATCGCGCAAAGGGCGCAGATCTTCCTCAGCAAGCTTCGTCAGTCCATCGATGAGCATGGAGATCTCTTCACCGACCTTCGGATCGAGCTTCCATGTATGCATCGGCTTGCGGAAATCGATCTTCTGCGTTTCCTCGTCATCAAGATAGAGGTTGTGCTCAACGATCATGTTGCGGAACTCGAAGGTGGTCACGGCGACGTTCATCGCCTCGAAGTAGGCTCGCATCGCCTCCTCTTCGCTGACCTCATCATCGTTCTCGCTGACCTCACGATACATGCGACCAGCGATATCCTTGCGCATTTCCATTTCGTGAAACGAAAGCACGCGCAGATCGACATAACCACCTGGAACGGTGCGGAGTTCCTTGTGATGGATCGTTGGATCGACTGATGCTCTTGGCATTGCTTCTCTCCTAAGTGATGACTGCGGGTGACTTGACGGCGATCTCGTATGCCGAGTCGCCAGCGATGCCGATGATGCGGCCGGTGAATCCGGCCATGATCAGATCTCCCATTCCCTCCAATCCGATGTCGTAGGCGTCATAGCTGACGCGGTTGCCCTGTAGCTTCACAGCCGATGTTGCGGATGCGAAGTCTGCACCGCCATTTGTGCTCTCAAGCTTGATTGCCCGCTGCACGTTGTTGACGAAGTTGTCGTAGTCGGTGCGATCGAGGAAGTCAAGTTCACTCTCGATCTCTGCCTCCGTGATTCCGTAGCTGATGTAGCTCGCCTGACGGTCTGCACGGATCCTGTTCTGAGCCTCACCGTTGTAGTTGGCGCGGAAGGTGAAACCGTTGAAGTTGATATCGGCAGTCGTGAACGTCGGTGAAGCAGCCGACGCTGCGAGATAGACACGATGTGCATCCGCACCGAGTAGATCGGCTGCGGCCCATGTGGGGGACGGAGCCGACTGCGTGGCCTCTGCCAGCCCGAGCACGTTCATCGTGACACGGAGGACTGCATCCTCGATCGAGAACTCCCATCCAGTCACAACGCATCCGGTGTAACCGAAGACCACGTTGTTACGGACGATCGTGATCGAGAGGGTCTTCGGGGTCGTCGTTCCCGTCGCTGTGGATGCCGATCCTGCGCTCGACGGAGTGAACGTGTAGACGAACGGGCCTGAACCCGACTTGACCGGAGTATGCCGTGAGGCATACAGCCAATACGGGAGATTGGTAGGATCACACTCCATTTCGATGTCGCCTTCGACGTGATAGAAACCAGGCTTCACGTCTGAAGTGATGGTCTGCTGTCGGATCTGCTCGCTGTAGTACTTCTCTTCCATGTACTTCAGCGACTCGCTGAGGATCGGAACGAAGATGGTAGGGGGTACGTACGTCCCCATCGTCGTCTCGAACGCGATGCCGACCTTTCCGCCGCCGCCGAGTCCCGCAGGCATTACTCACCACCTTCGATCGGATTGTCATCGATGCCGAGAAGTTCGGTATCGTCTAGCTCTGCACCCGTCGAGACTTCTTCCGGTGCAATCTCTTCACGTTCCTTCTTCGACAGTTCCGACTTGCCGGTCAGCTTGGCATGAGTGCCATGACCGTAGTAGTACTTCACATCGTTGCCCCATCGAGCGAGGAAGGCGATCTCATCCTCTTTCGTGAGTTCCCTCGACTCCCCATTCTCCACGAGGATCCCATCACAGTCGAAGGGAAATCCCTTTGGGAAGTCAGGATGATCAACTGTGAGCGTATACGCCACGGTATCCTCCTAGAGTGCTTGAAACGGCACGCGATTCCGTGCAGTCCATGTGAGTCGCGTAGCCACGACATGACGCAAGTTGGCATCGATCACTCGTGCCATGATTCCAGGGAACTCACCACTGACGTGACTATCGATAACATGACCGCCTAGTGTGTAGTCGGAATGAAGGAATCGCTTCACGGCAGTTGCTAGCTCGATGTCCGTACGTGATCTTGTTGCAGTATCTTCGGTGAGATCAGCATGGAAGATCCAGAGATTGAGATCGAACTCAACACGGAACATCTGCGTTGCGTGGTGCTCACGCCGAAGATTCGATGTCTGCACAAGGATCGCAGGCATTTCGGGAATGAGACTTTCCTCATGCTTCGCGATGTATCTGATCCCGAGTTCGGCCTTGTTGTCATCGAGTTTCTGCACGATGTAGTCGAAGACCTGAAGGATCTCGTAGAAGTCTTGTGCCACGTCAACGTGGCCTCGTCGGTAGCGGCGTACGACGTGGGACGAATCGACCCTGACTACCCGGAGCACGTAGCTGATGCTTCATTCCGATCCTCCCTGTGGGAGTCTCGAACAGCATGATCGCCTCATCGAACCACTCTTCGAATGTGGCGAAGATGAAGCCCGATGCTTCATCGGATAGACCAAGGAAAGGACGTGCAGGAAGTGGATTCGGTGATCCACCCTTTGTACGTCGATTGGGTGCACCATCGTTGTTGTAGAAGCCCTGATCAGGGAGCACACCTTCATCGAAGAAGAGAGTGTTTCCATTCACGATCATCGCCTCTGGATCCGTTGCAGCGTCGTATGTCTCGTCTGTCTGCCGAAGGATGCCCGCGTTGGGATACGTCTGCGCGTAGTACTCGTAGTTGTCAGACCATCTTTCCCACGGGGCACCCGACGGCTCCGTCTCCGTATCGAATCGTTTCTTGATGTCTGCTGAAACGATCTCAGCGGAGAAGACGAGTGGGATCTCCGTGTGCGAAAGGGCTTCATCGACCTCAAGGATCGCTTCACCCCACACGATCGGATCGGGATCCCAATAGATCTGCATGCGGCTTGTTGCGGCTGGCACTAGTACCGACCATCCATCGTGAATCTCGGGGGTGCGGTCGAGTCGTTTGGCTCGAACCACGTATTGTCGATCTGTACTGCTGAGACACCATCGATCAGCAACGCACCGCTGATGATGTCGTTGAGAAGCGCCATCGCCTCATCGTAGAGACGCTGCGCGTATGTCGAATACTCGGGAGCGGCCTCGCTCGTGCGGACTCGATAGATCTCGCTCGCTGCGAACAGCGCACAGATCTGTCGAATGACCCCCGGCGTTAGCTCGGGGGTCGTCCATGATGCGAGTACTACCGAATCGACTACGCCAGAGAGGTATCCCCTGACGACACGCTCAGACCCGAGATAGATCTGAGCCTTGTCGTCAGGGATACTCTCGACCTTGAGTTTGTCGATCGGCAGATGCTCTTGCACATCTGCGTCAGTGACAAACGCCATGATCTATGTCTCTTCGGTTGCCTCGACGTGCGATGCCCCATCGTCCTCAACTTCAGCAACAGCACCAGCGATCGGATGCTGTAGTGCAAGCTGAAGAAGAACATCGGGATCGATGTCACCACGATCGTTCGTGATGGATGCGATGACGGCCCTCGTGGGAGAGACGTAATCATTCGCACCCGCTGGCAGATCGTAAGGACGAACCGATCCACTCTCGACAAGTGCATCCCACTCTTCGTCCGAGACGCCTAGCTTCGACTTTGTGACCTTCTCCCCGCGAGGGATTCGATTGCGCGACAAGACCACCTTGTAGGTTCCCCCACCAGGACGATCCCGTAGCTCAACTTCACCCCCTAGATAGAGATCACTCCATGCGATGTATGAAGTAGCCATTCTCTCTCCTACCAGGCAGTCGCGCCGAAAGCATCCTTGATCAGATACCCGGCGATGGACGATGTGACCTTCAGGTCGTACTTCCACGACGTGCGAACCATGTCGCTCTTGCGACCTTCCTCGCGCCAACGGTCAGTCGGCCGAGTCGAGCCATCGGGGTAACGCTGTGCGAACGTCTTCCCGAAGGAAAGGTCATCGAGTTCGAGGTTATCCGACACATACGCGAGGATCACGTCCTTGCCCCATGCAGCGACAAGGCTCTCCGTGGCCTCCTGAATGTCGTTGTCGTTGTAGAAGTCGTCACCGACGAGAACGAACTCACCATCGAATCCCGTCAGTAGACGGAACGCATCGGGATTCGTCAGCGTGAAGTTGCTGAAGCGAGCCACGATGTCGGGGTGGTTCTCAAGCCACGAGACACCGAGTGATCCCATGAGCAATCGATTCGGGGGAACACCGATCTTCGACTGGATCTTGAGGATCGCTGCCCGGATGATGTCCATCGGGTTCGATGTCGCACCGCCGTAGTTGTCCCACTGATCGGCCGTAAGAAGCGTGACCGTGTGACCGGCGGGATATGTTGCGGTATTGCGAAGCAGAGTCGCCGCAGCGATCTCATGCTCAAGCAGAAGCGAGTTGTTGATCAGCCGAGTAGCATCCTGCTCAGGATTGATCTGCAATGCACCGCCGAACGTAGCATTGGCGAGTCCACCCTGAGAAGTAAGCTGCTGCTGTTCCTCGTCCGCAACTGCCGCCTGAAGCGAATGCTCGACAGTCTTGAACGTATCCTCGCTCCAACGCCCACCGCGAACCTCGTTCGCGACGGTACCCGGCTCACGCCGAGAGTAGAAACGAACACGCGACGAACGATCGTAGACGCGATAGCGTCCCGACTGCGTATCCATTGCCGCCTCGGGCATCATGCGAAGCCCGACGAAGGTAGGCGGATTGTACCCGACCGAGAAATCCGTAAGGATCGGGTCGGAGTACAGTGTACCGGGATCGTACATCATCGGCTATCCACCACCTTTCTACGGCATCAAGCGACCGGGCAGGTCAAGCTTGACTCGATGGTACTTCCCTGCACCGGATGCAGGCTCGACAGCGACACCGATGCAGACCTCGCCGGTCGATGCGACAGCGGAACGTCCATTCGCTGACACCGACACAAGCTGTCCGACCGTGATCGCTTCGGACGCTTCCATCACGCTGTCTCCCTCGACAGCGATCGATGCGCCCTTACCCTTCAGGATCTCGGCTGCACTGACATCATGCTGCACGATGCCCGCAACGAGATCGGTAACTGCCGTCACCGGAGTCACCGTCTCTGCCGCAGACCACTTCACTGCACGGAACTTGGTAAGCGCCGCCGCAGCGTTGTAGCCCTTGTCCTGAATGTAGTTGCGTGTTGCGCTCGGGGCCATTCGTTCCTCCTATCGAACGTGACCGTGGTGGTATGCCTCAGCCAGATCGGGATGCTGCTCCGCAACATGCCTGAGTGCCGCCTCACGATCGAGTCCATCGTTCGTGATGGCCTCACGGACGAGACGAGCGAACTCATTCCGTGCCTGCCGGAAGTCGGCTGGCACTTCGATCGTCTCGGGCTGACGCGCCGAACCCTTCTCGTCATACTCGACCACTGCATCCTTCGCAGTCGCCTTGTCGAGAAGTTCCTTCAGATCCTCATGCGTGAACTGCCTGAGCGCGATCCGCTCGTGTGCACTCTGGATCAGTGAACGAACGACAGGAGAGAACCCCTGACTGGATCCCTCGAATCGAGAGTACCCATTCGCGAAGTTCACTGCATTCGTCTGCCTGCTCTGCTCCACGGAAGCCGCAAGCTGTGCCGCCTCTTCCGGGTAGTCCTGTGCGAACTGCCTCGCACGCTCTGCACCCGCAGTAGCGGATGCGAGGGGGACGACGATCTCATCGACGGCATTCGAAACCGCAGTCGCGAGATCTTCGTCGGTCGTATCGGCGTTGAACTCGATGCCGAGTGACGACGCTCTTGCCTCTAGCCACTCTCTGTTCACAACTTCCTCCGGTTCGAATGCTGCCGGTGGTGAATCACGACGCCATCCACCCTCGATGGCAGGATCACCTTCCTCGGGTGGTTCACGCGGCTCAGGAGGTTCGCCGGTACCCGGCTCGCTGTGCTCCATGTCCGCATCGTAGGATTGCCTACCAACAGGGCGAGTTTGTCGAGGGGCCACACCACCTTCCATTGTCTGATGCACGACATCCTCGAATGTCGCGATCTCATCGATCATGCCCAACTCAAGGGCACGACTGGAAGCGAAGACCTTGCCTTCGCCATAGTTCTGTCGGACTTGATCCACTTCAACACCGCGACCCTGCGCGATGCTGTTGAGGAACACTTCATTGATGTCACCGACCAACTCTTCGAAGTACGCCTTCGATTCGGGAGTCAGTGACTCGATCTCGACCGCCTTGAAGCGACCGGCCTTGATCACCGTTTCCTTCACACCAATTCGCTGCATGAGTTCGGAGTCATCGGTATGCACCATGTACGTGCCGACTGCTCCGGTCAGTGCAGAGGGAGAAGCAAACAGTTTCGTGGCATTCGCAGCGATCCCATAGGCTGCCGAAGCTGCCATCGTGTTCGAGATCGCATAGATCGGCTTGACTTCACGAGCCGCACGGATCATCGCGCCCGTCTCAGGGATCAACTCACTCGACCCTCCGGGTGAGTCTACATCGAGGATGATCGTGCCGATCGATTCATCCGCCACAAGCTGACGGAACTGGGCATTCCACTGTTCAAGTGAAGTAGCTCCACTCATTTCCGTCATCATGTTCGCCTTCGGGAAGATCGGCCCGTGAAGTGGCATCACAGCAATCGCACCGCTACGTGACATATCGCTGGACGTGTCACGCTTCTGCGCCGACTGCATGCGTAGCCTGATCTCTTCCTCCGTGATATTGCCGGTCAGATGAGCCTCAAGGATCTCAAGCATCATCTTTAGCGAACCGGGCATCATCATCCACGGAGTCGTTGTGACCTTACTGATGATGCGCGAATAGTCCTTCATCATCCTCCCGCGTTATCGGTAGCCGCGCCTGAATTGCCATCGTTCTGTGAAGTGACGTTGCCTTTGCTTGCGGAACCATTCGAGGGATCGAACGTACCCGGCTTGAGCGGAGCATCGATGATCTTTCGCACCCACACTTCTAGATCGGGCGTGTAGTTGATCAAGCCCTGAGCCGCGAGGTTTGCCATTGCCGATGCCCACTGCTGAAGATCCTTCGTCTCCCCGAGATTCCTTGCGCGAAGCTTCGGGAACTTGTCTGTGTTGAAGTTGTAACCGACGAGAAACGGAACACAGTACAAGTTGAAGCCATCACAGATCTGATTCGCCGCATATCGCAGGGACTTGTTGAACATGTCCTGATGCGATCCCGATGTGGCCCTACCACCACCTGTTCCCTCTAGACCGAGTAGAAGGAACTGAGTCATGGTGTTCAGCATGATCGTTCCGTTGTGATGCTCGATCGATCTCATCACATCGACCGGCTGACCAGGAAGCTCTAGGAACTTGAGGATCCACTTTGGAGGAACGACTGCGCCACCATGTTCATTCGTTCGGATGTTGCGAACGAGTTCATGTGCTGCTGCGATATCGGCATCTTTGAATCCCGGTGGTAGCTCGATGACAGGGAATCCCATTCCGTGACGTTCCTTCTGGATACCATCGATGTTGTAGAGATTCGACTTGAAGTACCACGGCCGATACGCAGTACGAAGAAGCGACTTCCCTTCGAGGTTCCCACCCTTACGATTGTGCGTAAAGATGATCAGCTTCTCGATATCGATCTCGACCTCTTCAGGCTTACCATCAGCCCGCAACGCCTGCTGCTTGATCCCTGTCGGCCCGCCCGCATCGTCATACAGGATCTCGGTGACAGTCGGTGTCGGACGTGGTGCAAGCTTGCGAAGCATCGTGTACGTGCGACGATTCGCGCCAGATCGATTGGGCGACCACTCTCGATCTTCCCACACCTTCTCGACAACCGAGAAGCCATACTCGTACATCCGTAGGATGTCTTCGAGTACATTCAGGAAGAGAGTGTTGGATCCTCCACCGAGTAGATTGAACTGTACGAACTGAGCAATCTCGACATTGGCAGGATCCTCATCGTAAGGCTCGACAAAGTACTCTGCGCCCATGACCGGCATCTTGGTAGCCCGTAGTGAAACATCGACAGCCGCATCGCTGTTCGACATTTCCTCGTAGATCTTCGCCGCCTGTGCGCGGTTGCCGAGCGTCGGCACGACATCGCGGATTAGTCCGCCTCGACTCGATCCCAACTCGACACCGATTGCCTTCCCCGGAGTGACAGTACCCTTCGCAGTCAGCGAAGTTCCTGTAGTGACTCGACGGGGATCCTCAGTAGCACTCCGTAGACCCAATCGCTCCATTAGACCGGGGCGATGCTCAGGAGTCACAACGAATCCCGCGATCTCAGGATTCGCGAGGATCGTCTCTACGAGTTCAGCTTCGCTAATATCGGCCATATCGAGCGAGTGGTGAAGCCTGCTGGAAGAACGTCTCGGCTTCAGTGCGACGGCCCGGAGCGTAGACGGACGCCAGGGACGATCCGGCACCGTTCTCGAAGTACTGTCCAATGCCGTAACGGATCGCATCCGGCCCATGATCGTTATACTTGTGCTGGCCCTCGACTGGGTTCTTGTCGTCCTTGGTCGGCTCGATCGCATGTAGCTGTTCCATCTGCGCGATCAACTGCACACAGGAGGGGTCAATGAAGATCTTCGGCAGACCATTCGGCTGTACCTTCAACATCTGCTTGACCCACTCGACGCCGATCTTCCACGACTCGTGTGCGTTCGAAGCAATGTCTTCCGAGTAGATCTGCACTCCCGTGACTAGCGTGATGGTCTGTGCCTGATCCGGGCCACGAGGATCACCCGCTCCCCAATCGACGTGATACCCCTTTGGATTGTCGGCACGCTGCATGAGGATCTGCGCATGCTCGAATGTCGCAATCTCCGACACCTGATACTCACGCCAGATGTAGAAGTTGTCTTCGGGATCGATCATCACGTCATAGCAACAGAATGGATTCGACCAGCCATAGTCCATGAACCACGCATTCGTCCACTCGGGTCGATACGTGATCGGCTTGACGTGGATGTTGGGATCGAACTCGTCATAGATCTTCCCTACGAATGCAGTGAAGCGAGCCTCGATCTCCTGTGCAAACCACTGGGGCGACTGTGCCGCTCGTAGACTCTGAATCTCGGGATCTTCAAAGCCCAATGGGTAGACGACGGGATTCTCCCATGAAGGCAATCTCCACGATTCGAAGTCGGGATGCGCTTCACGGTTCTGACCGAGCATCCAGATCCCATTGAACCAGTTGTATCCGCGTGGGGTAGATGTGAAGATCGCCCATCCTCGTTCACCACGAGTGTTGAAGTCGGATAGCGCCGGACGAACGTACTGCTCCCATGTATCCGAGTCATGACGTGCAGCCTCAGCCATGATCACACCGGCTAGACCCTCTCCGAGAAGAGTATCCTTGTGCTGCGCCGACTTCACTTCGAGTAGCGATCCGAAGATCTCGATCGTCATATCCCCTTGCTTCGGGTTATACGACTTCTTCAACCCCTTGACTCCTGCAAGTCCAAGCTTGTTGATGATGTTCTTGTAGACGATGCGGAACTCTTTCTCCGCAGTCGTATACTTCGGCCCGACGATCCAGTAGTAGCCGGGATGGTATGGATCGAGTAGCGCCACGGTGAGTTCATTCGCGCCGAACGTCGTCTTGCCGTAGCGCCGCCCACAGGCGAGGATCTTGAACCTCGCATCGGACGTGTGGATCGATTCCTGCTTGAACGAGTGAGGCTTGTAGCCAAGCTTCTCGAAATAGAACTTGCGGAGATCAGGATCGATCACGTCAACAGTTCCATGACGAATGCCTCGTCATATCCCTTCGCCTGCGCGTTCTTGAGAAGATCGATCGCATAGTCTTTCTCAACCGAAGGGATGTTGGCAAGCGTCTCGGCGTTACCCATTGAGAAGCCACCCGCAACGAGCCATTGCTTGCGCCATCGAATGACCTTCGCCTGTTCGAGTTCAGGCCCAATCACTTCTGTCGCTGTCAGCACCCTTCCCATCAGTCAGCCTCCACTCTGAAGAAGAGCGGCCCCTTCACAGGGGACTCGCTACCGGATGTGTACTTGAGATACAGCTTGTACTCTTCACCCGCGATGTAGGCTGCCTGTGTTGTATCGATCAGGCAGATCGCCATCATCGGAAAGTCAGAGTCGGTCGTCCACACAGCGTCAGTCTGACATGCGAAGTCGTCACTCTTCCGTCGCACGTCGAACTTCGGATTCGTGACGAGCGCGAGATCGGTGATGTTCTCAAGACGATCCCGCAACGCGACCATGATAGGTTCGATCGTTCCCTTCTGAAGCACTTCCATCTACGGCCTCCATACGTAACGAAGGGTGTCAAGAATCGTCCAGCGCGAGAACGTATCCACGGTGCTCCACCGTACGTTCTCGCCAGGGACGAGTTGGTAACGAGTTTGTACTCGATCGAGTGCCCACCGCAGTGTGTAGCCGACGATCTCAAGGACGTAATCGATCCTGAGTTCTCCCGGTGTGATCTTCAGATAGACCGTATCCGCGTCCGTACCGGAAGTCGAAATGAGATCCGTACCACTCGGCTGAAGATCGAGATAGATCTCGACGGCATCAACAAACGAAACAAGTTCATCTGATGTGGGAATGAGATGGATGTATGCAGTGTCCTCATCCGAACGACTTGACTCGATCACATCAGTCCCCGATGCGGAGAGATCGAGGTACACAGAGTCAGCATCTACCCGAGCGCGTTCCTCCGTACTCGTGACATCGAGATCGAGTAAGATGGTCGCCGCATCCACGAACTGCGCCGTGTCAGTTGTGGAGGGTGTGAGCACCAGGCCCACAGAGGCGCTATCGACTGCGGCTAGGGCATCGGTAGACGACGGCGAAAGAGTGAGTCGAATAGTCGCCGCATCCACTCTCTCATACGTCTCGCTCGACGTGACGGAGAGATCGATGTAGATGGTGTTGGCATCGACTGTCTCCGCTAGTTCTGCGGAGGATGCTTGCAGATCGACAAGGACTGTTGCGCTGTCGGCAGTAGAACCGGACTGGGACTCGTCGCCACTGGATTGCAGATCCAGATAGACGGTTGCACTGTCAACACCTGCGAATACTTCGACTGAGGTAGCTGCAAGATCAAGGTATACCTCCGCACTATCTACGCCTGCGAATGCCTGTGTGTCACTCGTCTGAAGGTCGAGATACACACTAGCCGAATCGACTGCCTCGAAGACCTGTGTGTCGGATGCGAGAAGATCAAGGTAGACCTGAGCATTGTCATCGTGAGTGAGTGCTTCAGACGATGCAACTTGTAGATCGAGGTATACTGAATCGCTATCAACGTAATCGACAGCGCCCACGTTGTAGTCATCAGTTCCCGATGCAACAAGATCGAGATAAATCTCGGCTGTATCATAGGTCGTATGTTCCTCTGTAGAAGCTACATCGAGATCGAGGTAGACCGAAGCAGCTTCGATCGCTTGGATGGTATCCGTCGATGAGGGTTGGAGATCGATGTATGCCGTAGCCGCATCGACATACTGAGCGGTATCCGTTGTGCTCGGTGTGAGTAGGAGGGAAACAGTTGAGGAATCGGCTTCCTGGGCAGTATCCGTAGCCGAAGGAGTAAGAACGAGTCCCACTGTCGAGGCGTCAACGTACTGCGCGATATCTGCGCTACTGGACTGTAGATCGAGTACAACGGTTGCCGCATCTGTGTACCCGGCCACATCGGTGCTGAGGACGTTGATGTCCAGTAGTACGGTTGCAGTGTCGAATTGTTCTCGAAGCTCGACACTGTTGACGGTGAGTAGAACGGAAATGGTGCCACTATCGACTCCTTGGAAGGCTTGTGTATCCGATGTTTGAAGATCGACGTAGATTGTCTCGCTATCAGCGAGTTCCCGTACTTCAGTCGCACTCGGAGTTAGAAGAATGGGAACTGTTGTCGCATCGATTCCTGCGAAGAGTTGCGTATCCGAGGTTTGTAGATCAACGTAGATCGTGTCCGCATCGGAGTACTCTTTCCCGATGAACTCAGTTCCGCTAGCCTGAAGATCGACGTAGGCCGTATTGGAATCTACGAACTGCGCACTCTCGACCGACGTGATCTGAAGATCGAGATAAACTGTAGCTGAATCAACTAGATCGACCGCCTCAACAGATGAGACTTGCAGATCCAGATATACCGTCGCTGCGTCGGTGAATCCTGAGGCTGGTGCATATTTCCCTCCGAACACACCGGCAACACGTCGGAAGACGGGATTGAACTGTGCGTGTAGACTGAAGGTTGTATTTCTCATAGCCATCGCCAGAATCTAGGCTTGACTGTCACCGGCAGTAGAGTCGGTGGGGGTTGTATCCATAGTGCAACCACGAACGCCGTCCAGTCATCACTCGCACTGATTGTCATTGCGGGGGGATTCTCAGTCGTAGCCGATGTGAATCTACGTGCGCTCGCAACACGATTGTTTGTTGCGGTAGCACCAGCGATACCGGAGTTCGATCCAATTAGGTTGGTGTAGTTGGTGGGTGGAGTAGCCGGTGGTGACGTTTGCTCACCTTCCCATCCACCCATCCACAACCATATATAGTCTACTCCGGTAATCGCACCCCCGAGGGGTATATAGGTCAGGGGATCAGGTGTTGTACTTGCTCCTGTGGCTAGACCACCGAGTCCGATGGCATTGCATAATCCGATGGCATAGCTTAGTGCGGAATACTTCCCTGAAGTAGTCCTCGACAATGTAATACTTGTACCACCTTCTGAACCATCGGCTATCTTGTACGCACACTCCGTTTGATCATCAGAACCATCAGATGAATCGCTGAGTAGGACGTTCCATCCATCGGGCCACGTGAATGCTTCCGCGCCACTTTCACGAATCAGGGCAACAATGTAGTCCCCCGCGTTTACAGTCGCAGGCAATAGGATCGATGGAGTAGCACTAGCCGTGCCACCCGTCGTCGTTACCGCCGTACCTGTAACGGTAGGGGATGCCACGTCTTACGACTCTTCCCACTGAAACGTGACAACAACAAGCTGACCCGTACCAGCGGCAGGAATGATCCCGATGCCATTGGCAGTGCCCTTCGGAATCACGAGTCCACTACCCTCGTATGTCCATACCACGACAGCACCCGCCATCGTAGCGGGAAACTGATAGCGATCGATGAAGCCCGCTGTGATCGTCGGCCCCGCTGAGTGCGCCTGAACTGCCTGACATTCCGGTGCTGGCGCATCCTGCCAGTTTAGTTCATCGATTGACGCACCCTGTGTACCCGCGGTAGTCAGACGACGGACTGCGATATCGACAGCACTTGTCGTCGGATTCTCAACGGTGATCTTGCGAATGATACCGCCACCATTGGCGCTCGCGTAAATAGACGCGCATGGAAGCGTTGTCGATCCTGCACCCGTACACACTGCTGCTGCGGAATACATGTCCCTCCCTTACCAAGTTTGTCGATTGCCGATGAGTCGAATCAATGTTGGCCCTGCTTCACCTGCACCCCCAACAGCTAGATCCCCACCTTCCCAGTTATCAAGCTGTACTCGATCACCGGCAATACCCGCAATGAATGCAGAGTAGGCGATGCCGGGGAAACTAACACCACCACCGTTGAGTGCAGAACCGGAATTATCCACAATATCGGCTCCTACCTGTGATCCATTCACAAAGATCTTGATCGTGGTCGATGTATTCTGACCCTCGATTGTTGCCTTGATAACGTCACCCGGTGACACAGGAGCCGTACGGATCGCTACTTGTGAATATGAAGGGCCAGCACCGCTCCATCTAGCGATAGAACAGTTTCCCGTTGCTGCGTCATTGAACACGATCCAGTACAGAGTTGACGCGCCAACATTGCCACGTAGTGCCAAACCCGACCCCGATACATCGCTATCCGCCCCGCCGGTTGTTCCAGTCCAAACAGCTTGCGAATAGTGATCGTCAGGATATGTCTCCGCATTTCGGAGCATTACGGAGTCGATCCCCGTGTTCGTGGGTTCGACATGATTTGTGTCGATTTCCCAAACGCCGAAGGTCGAAGTTGGATTGACCCACCCTGATCCCATCGGGCCGTCAGCACGAGTAAAGTCGTCTTGTCCGATGACAGCCATTACATTATGCCTTGACGAATCGCCATTGCGACAGCGTGTGTGATTGTGGAGGCTAGCATCTTGAGTAGCAAGCGTCTACGATATGTCTTGACTGTCTCGGGAGCTACGAAGATCATGCTGCATATTTCAGGCCCGGTATATCCGTAAGAGTAGTAGAAGAGAACTTCAAACTCTCGATGCGTAAGCGGAAGCGGAGTCGGTCGATCCTCGCGTCGTTTATACGCAAGATATGCTTGATGTGCTCCCTCTTGTATCCGAGCATCATCAGTAGCACTATGCGCCGTTCTACTAACGGTAAGCCCTCCGTCCAAGCATTGATATCGAGGAACTCATCTTCAGTCGGACGGTTATAGCCTAGCTGTGTCGTGTCAATCGCTTCAAACCGAACTCGCTGTCTCTCGTACCGATCCCAGGTGTGATGATTGCGCCAATACTCACGAATCGCATGGAGTGCGATCACCGACGCATAGTACTTCCAACTCGCACGTCGCGGATCATATCGATCTCGTGCCTTTACTAACGCGAGTGCTATCTCCTGTTTGATATCTTCCCGCTCTCTCAACTCGCAGTGACGTGCGAAGTAATCAGCATCTTGGAGTATCTGCTCATCTGTGATCTCATGCCCACTGCGCGTAGTTCGATCCATTGTTGTCTCCGAGATAGATTCCGCCGAATCGCTCCCCTGCTTCTTTGATGATCGCCTGGTACTCATCGGCGCTCACCACTTTCCCGTATGGGTTATCCGCCGGGGGTGGATAGATCCCACAGAGGAAGGCCATCTTCCTCACTCCGTACGCACTCGCATGCTCCGCAAGCTGCTTACACAACTCGACCGGATCCATTTCCCAATCCCCATTCTTAGGGGGATCGTTGAGGAAGAACTCAAGCAGAAACACGTGACGCGACAGTGCAGACCAATCAAGGTTCTGCACCCATCCCAGTGTCGGGATGCATAGGATCGAGTCAGGCCCGAGTCGTGAGTCGATCATATTCGCGATGTAGGGAACACTCATCCCTTCTGTCACGAGGTCTTCGAGGTTCAATCCTCCTGTCCATAAACCCTGCGCACGGATCGCATTGATCAGCGTTGTGATGTCGTCATAGTTGTGACAGTGAAGCCACGGGAACGTCTTCAGCCCGACACTCTTCGCTCGTGTGATGTAGTTATCCCACGAGTTCGGATTGTTCATATCGAGTGCGGCCGATCCAAAGTACTTGACCTGTTCCTCCTGGTACTCGACCCCACCACGTGAGTTATGAAGCATCACGACAGGTTTGTCGTAGATTCCCCAACTCGTGATGGGGTTAGGTAGTAAAGGGTGCTTCCGCATTTCTTCCCATATCCCCTTTGCGAAAGCAGATCCCGGTGATGTTGTAGGCGTACCCTTTGCGGTACGCTCGACCTTATCCGCATCGATCGGATACTTCTTCTTGAACGGAGGCCATACAGTCTGCTGGAAGTACGCAGACTCCCACATCCTCCAAACGCCTGTATCGGCCATGTCTATGTCTCCGTGATGTTGAAGTAGAACGGCCCTTTACGTACAACCTCCGAGCCGACTGAGAACTTGACGAATAGACGATATTCGCCATTGGCCCATACTCCCCCCGCATTCGAATCGAGAGGAACATTGATAACAAGCCCGGACGCCGTAGCAGCCCCGGCTGTCACCTTGAATACATCCGCAAAGTCGATGACATCGAACGTAGGCGACGAGCCACTAAGATCCGTCACCGTCCCGCTACGATCTGTCATCGAGACTCGGATGTTCTCCTTCGATCCCTTCGCAATATTCCCGATTGGCATTAGTGACACCCCGGCTGGATTTCGACGTTAGCGAGCCATCGAGTCTCGACATCGCTGGCCCATCGCACTAGCGCATCATCTACGGCCCATCGTGTATCCGCCTCCCCCTCACCCGTGAAGTGGAATCGACTGAAGCATTCCCCACCGAGCACGGAGAGAGTGAGACGTACCGTGGCCGCATCGGTTGTTTCATGTCCGAGTGTTTCCCATGTCGCTCCCGGCGTAATAGTGAGATAGACCGTTCCCGAATCAATGATCGTTCCGTGGAACTCGTCACTACCACTCGCGGTCAGTTCGACATAGGCAGTACCCACATCACCGAATGGGCCTGCCTCAGTACCACCGGCAGTCAGATCGAGATAGACCGCTGCCGAATCTACGTAGAGAGTGAAATCTTCCGATCCACCACTTTCAGTCTGCACCCGGATGTAGTACGTCTGCCCATTGACCACATCCATCGTGATCGCAGCCTGATCGATTTCGAGTGGAGTATCGAAGTGATTGTAGAACCCTCTGAAGATCCCACCGCCAGGGCCGCTAGGTGGAGGTTCGGGATTGCGAATGAGCGTGTCGAGTGAAGTTCCCTTCCACGTATCGACGTAGACATACGCATCATCATTGAACGTGTCACACGTCGCCTTGATCTTGAGACTTCCATCGGCCGTTGCGACGTACTTGTACCAAACCGTATCCTTTGGCCCTGTGCCCATCTGTTCTGCTTCTCGTTCGGCAGTCTCCGCAGTCGCAGCGACAGTTGTGCCCGATGAGACGAATGGGAAGGATGTGATGACCTCCGCGTTGGCGAAGTCATCATTGGCCGGTGGTGTTCCATCAGACAATCGTTGGTACTTGAGAACGAACGTCCCCTCTGCCTTCGAATCGACCGCAAGCCAGTAGTCCCCGAAGAACGGCGATGTGAGGGGGCCGAACGCCTGAATGATCTCCGGTTGATCTCCTGCACCTGAGTCATCATCGCTCGTGATCAGCGTCAGATCGCCTACGCCCGTCCACGTATTAGGCTCGCCGTATAGACCAAGTACGCAGTCAACCGCGCTCTCGACCCATATTCGATACGTACCAGGCCCATCGATTCCGAAGTGGTACCAAACAGTCCGAGTGGCCGGTACACCCGCTAGTGCAGGCTCGCTTGGATCAGCCGTTCCGTTCGCCGTCGATCCCGCTCGCTCCGCAGCCTCCGGGTAGACCCAGTAGCTTCCGAACTCGGATCGATCGAAGTAGAAGTCGTGAGTGAACGGTGTCGATTCAGGGCTGTCGTTGTCGGGAGCGAGTCCGGGGATATGCAGATCGACATCCCACTCCGATGCATCGAGTGAATCAGATCCCGCATAGTCTGCATCGTAGAAACCGAACAGACAGACCCACAGCGTATCGCCGGGACTGACATCAATGTTCATCGTGTCGGCGCTAGCCGCAGTGACCAGCTTCCCACTCGATATCATCATCGCAGCGGGATTGGATCCTCCCGAGATATCGGCTACGGTGAGCGAGCCATAGTTCGCCCCCTTGTAGGCAATCAGTCCTCCATCGACCGAGCTACCTACAAGATTCGGATCGAGCACGTCGTACTGCTTACCGCTGATCGTTACGGTCTGTGCGCTCGTGTAGACCTTCTTGAACCACTTGACGTGACCGACCTGTCCGGTAGTGAACCACCATGACGGATGTGATCCGAGGATCGTCGCGAAGTTAGGTGGAGGTTCTGAGTCGTCGTTCCCGAAGTTATCGACGCGACCATCAGGGAACGTGGCAGGAGAAGTAGTACTATCTCCTGTGACTGTGTTGGTTCTCCACGTCAGCTTCGTCGCCGTAACATCCGCATCCCAGTTGGAGATCTGGATGATATACGTCTGTCCACTCGTCGCATGGAATCCGACCGATGTTGCAGGCGCTCGAACTCGACCCTCGACATTCTGTGAGCCTGCCCAGTTTCGTACGATCTTCGTAAGGGAGGCGAGCGCACTCCCTTGCCAGATTGCAAGATCATAGTTCGGCCCATTCGCGAAGAAGGCATAATCGACCGTACTCTCGACCTTGAATACGTAGTCGCCGGTCGCGGGGCAGACCCACTCGAACCATACGGATCGCTGACCCGTATTGTCTACATTCCAGTAGTACGATAGAGGCTCAGTCGCCTCATTGTCGGCCGCGAGTGTGTCGAACTCCTGTGAGCCACTTGCTCCACTGATCGAGGCTCGATTGGCGAAGTTGTCATTCGCCGGCGGCGGAACCGCTGTTAGCTCGATATCGAAGTCGAGTACACGATGATTGAACGCACCATTGTCGAGATCGAGATCACTACTAACCTGGATGTAGTAGTCGGTTCCTGCGACGAGCGATACCAGGATGCTTGTATCTTCGGTCGCGCTCGCATCTAGGAATAGGTTCGAGCCGATCTGATCCGTGTTCAGATCGATGTCGGCAACAGTGGTGACTCCCGTACCATCGAAGACTCTCAGATTAGCCCACGCACTACTCCCACTCGAAGGATGTCCAACGAGCGACGCTGCCAACGCCTTGAACCTATAGCTACTCGTAACGGATGGTGTGAACTTGTACCAAACCGTCTGTGTCGCCGGGTCGAAATCCCCCTCTTCGAATGTCGCATCTACCGTCGTTCCACTAAACGTATCCGGCAAGGTCGCGCCGACAACCTCTGCATTCGCGAAGTCATCGTTGGCGGGTGGAGTGACCGTATAGACATCCCAGTCGAGATCGAATCGAACCGTCTGACCGTTGAACACCGGAGTCGAGAACTTCTCATCCGACCACGCCTTGATCGTGTACGTCTCACCAGCCTGTAGATGGGCGATGATCTCGATGTTCCCCATCGCGAACAGACCGCCGTTACCGGAGATACTGTTCCCTCCCACTCCGACGACGTTGGCTCGACCATCGTAGAAGTAAACGAAATCGGCAAGCGTCGTCGAATGACGCATGTAGACCTGGAACACTCCGATGTAGAACGTGTGGTCATCGCCATTAGGGAAGATGTTTGAGAAGAGGAATCGATAGTACGCAGTCGTTGTTGGCGTAAACGTGTACCAAACAGACTGATCGTTCTTCCCAATCTCGACTTCACTAGCTTCCTTCGTCGCATCCCGTGTTGTCCTCTTCGGGGTAAGACTGCCGGGTAGTGTCGTAGACAGCGCAATCGCATTCGCAAAGTTGTCGTTCGGCGGCGTGCTCACATCGACGCCTGAAGGCGTCAGCTTCAGGCGTACGGTTGCCGAATCGAGGTAATTGGTCATGCGCGGCTAGCCCCGAGTGGACAGCACACAGGGTTGGTTGGAGTAGGCCGCTTTACGCGGCCCACCCCTATCCAGCCTTCAGTGTCGCCGTGACCTTCTCGGTGTCGCCGTTCGCGAACGTCCTCGTCGCAGCCGTATCAGCCGCGAAGTACAAGTTGCCCGCGTTGAGCGTCGTACCATCCGTCAGTGCCCACGAGTTCGCGCCATTCGGTGAAGGCGCACCCGAGAACGCACCGAACGTGACCTGATCAGCCGTGGTGGACTGTCCACCCGTCGAGAACGTCGAATCGAACGTAGACGTTCCCCAGTCGATGCCAGCCTGGTTGATCGACTTCGCGATCGTCTGCCGCGCATACCCCGCCGCAGTGGTCGATCCGATCTCATTGACGTTCGATCCCGAGACGGTCGCACTCCACACCGAACCCCTCGCCATGTTCGCGCCGGTACCGACCACCGTAGTCGATAGGCCCATCGTCCATGACGCAGGCGGCGTAACCGTCCCCGATGCGCCCATCACGTAGTCCGTGACGAGCTTACTCATCTGCTGGAAGACGATAGTAGCCACTACACTTCCTCCAAGAACTCGACGGGGACGACTCGCTTCTCCTGCATCTTGAACATCGAATCGTGCGCATGCTCCTTCGCATCGACCATCGGGTGCGTCAACTCACGCACCTTGATCGCAAGCTGGTCGATCGGCACGACGCCCTCATTCGACTTTCCCGCCGCATCGATCATGGCGGTGACTTCCTTCTTCGCAACATCCGCGCTCATCGTGTTCGTCGGATTGAACTCGTTCGGATGCACGTCGTACTCCCTCACTGCCGCCACTCTCTCGGCAGGCGCTCCGATCGGGCCACCAGCTTCACCGTTCTTCGCTCGACGGTGATGCTCTCCCAGTGCCCGCTTCATTTCCGCCTCATCCTCGTAGTAAGCAACGGACGTGGTTCCCGGCTCATACGAGATCTCGTAGAAAGGCATCTACTACCTCCATCCCTTCAGCGTTGTCTCGACATCATCGATTGGCGCTCTCGGTGCTTCCCTTAGTGCCTGTGCGATCTCCGCTACCTCCGCATCGCCTACAGGGACAAGTCCAAACGGCGCAAGCTTCATCGCCGCTTCCGGCGTCAACGTCAGGCCACGCTCACGCAGCGCGATATGTTCACGCTCCGAATGCCTCATGTTGTGCTCGTTCCTCCACTGCCTCGTCTCGATCGCAACGGCAGTCTCGAACACAAGCCTGTCAGCCGCCCACTCTTCATCACTCACTTCAATCGCCATACGCGACTGAAAGACGGCTCCGCAAAGGCGACATCCTGCAAACTCACGATCCTTTCGAATCGTGAGTGTCGTTGCGGACTGTCCTACGATCGAGTGATCGAGTAGAACGCGCATTACTTGCTCGGCACCGGAATACCCTCAAGCAGCGTAGCGAGGGCATCCTTCTGTCCCTTGCCAGTGTCCACGAGTAGCGCGTAGCCCCACATCGCGACCTTCGCCTTGAGCGATTCGTTGTCCGAGTGATTGAGCACATGACGCAGTGCGCTCAACATGTCGCCCTTCAAGTCCTCGATGTCGGTGAGGGCGGATTGCTTGGCCTTCCCCTCTCGACTCTCCTGAAACTCCTGAATCAGTGCAGTGCGGATCTCGTCTACCTCGGCTCGCTGTTCCGGTGTCAAGTCCATCGATCGACTCCCTCGGTCGTGTGGCGCTCGGGAGGATCGCAGACCGGCAGGGTTAGCTCTCTGAATAGATTGGCGCTACTCGATCGACCGGCGCATTTGCAGAATAGGCAACAGTCAAAGACGCTCATGTTGTGGGAGAATGACCGTCGAGAGGGGTCGGTGCGGGGGAGGGATACAGTCCCTCCCCCGCGAATCGGTCTACGCGGTGCCGTCGGCGATCGCCGCGCGATCGGCGGGACTGATGAGGGAGGCCGTGAGCCGCTGCATCGCCGCGCGGTTGACATCGGCCGTGCTCATCGCCCGCGTCCGCTGTACGGGCCGCTCATCGCCGCTCGCAGGCACATCGAACGGCACGCGCTGTACCGGGCCGATGCCGCTCGCGGGAGGCACGAGCCGGTAGCACTGCCGATCGATCGGGCGTCCGTCCTGCCCGCACACTGCATCGGCGGGCGTGCCGTGCCATCGCTCCGATGCGCGCACTTCCTGCCCGTTCACAGTGTCGGCGGGCCGAAGTGCCATCGGCGGGCGTCCGTCATGCGGGATGGTTGCCATCGCCCGTTCGATCTCGCGCCGTGCTGTCGAGTAGGTGTCATACCGTGCCTCTAGCCGTGCGCACATGACATCGGCCTGACCGTCACCGTCCTGCGCCATGTAGCTGAGTGTTCTGAGCGGGATGCCTGCCATGTTGTCCCTCCGATCGATTCGCGGGGGCGGGATGCCCGCCGCACGAGGGAAGATACCGGCGCATTCGATCGATGTCAAGCATTGATTGAATCCACGCTATACGGTCGATTGGGGGTACTTATCCACAACCGTTTGACGCCGCAGGCATGCTTTGTGTGGAGGGGCGATCGGCACGGCACTAGTCACGCCGGGACGATCGATTCCCTCTACCCGTTCCCTCTGACCAGGGAGGCAGTGCATGCGCATACTGCGCAAGATTCGCGAACGGCAGAACCGCAAGATTGGCCCTGGGTTCCATGCTCAGGCTGATTGGGCGGTGATTGGGGTATTCCTGATCGAATGCCTCAAGGAAACCGTGATCGTCGCAGCGCCGATGATCGGAGTCGGCGCGATCCTGTTCCTGTTCTTCGCCGGGGAGGACTGATCGATGGCAACCATCATCGAATCGGCGCTCGTGATTCTGGCGCTGGTCGCCGGTATCTCGCCTCTCATCGCGATCGTCGCGATTGAGGCACGCGGGATGAAGGAAACCGAGCGGTAGATTCGATCGCCCCTTCGGGGGCGGTCGTGTCAACCGAGGGAGGCACCATGTGGTTCGCAGTCGCAATCCTCGCGCTGTACGCAGTCGGCGCGATCGTCATGGTCGGCTGGATGCATCTCTTCCCGCCGACGCCGGATCCGTCAGTCGTGGTGTGGCGCATCCGTGAGTACTTGGACAAGGGCCGACGCTAGCCGGTAGGATCGGCGCAAGCCGATCCCTCCGAGTAGCGCCGTGTTATCCACAGCATGTTTGACATCGACGCTACGCTGTAGATAGGGCAGTCAACCGAAAGGATCCCATGCGGGGAAACCCCGTCATGAAGTCCAAGCGTGTCACTGGCCCGACCCCGAATACCGCGATGCTAACGCGGATGCGTTCGGAGCGGTGTAACGTGGCAGGCTGTGAGAACTACCCGATCCGCGTGATCCCTCACGCCGATCGAAAGTGCGTGCGTGAGTGCAGCGAACACCTTGGATCGATCACGAAATAGTGATCGATCCGCGTGGTAGTCCGGCTGACGCAGCGTTTGCGTCGGCTGGACTACCAATCCTGAACATGTGAAGCACCCTGAATTAGAATCTAGCTAGAACCGAGTAGGGAGCTTCCGATCCTCCCACTATCTAGCTAGATTCTAATTCATGGTTAGTACATAGCAGAGTAAGTCTTCTCGTGAATCCGTATCATACGGGAAGTATTGCAAAGCCGGTGTCTCAAGCCGTCCGGCGTGCCAGTCGATGAATCCAACGGATCGATCGGCTCGACGGGATAGTTATCCACAGGCACTTGACACCGCGTTTAGACTGTAGTTAGGAAGGGCGGTAGCGTGAGGCTATCGTGACATGACGCGCAGAGGGTCGGCAACGGGAGAACGTAACTCCCCGGATCGATACCGCCTCCGTCGATCGATAGCCTCACAGTGCCGCTCGTTCGACATCATGAGTCGATTCAAGAGTACTTCCTAAGTACTCGCGAGCGGCCGAATACGACGGTAGCGTGCAATCACGATTCGCATGCTTCACGTGCGCCAGGAGCGTGAAGATTCCCGCCGATTGACCATTAGGGCCGGAGGCGCAATCGGGAATCGTGATTGCACGGTGCCGTTGGCACCATAGTTATCCACAGCCTCTTGACAGTCTCGATAGACTGAAACTAGAGAGGCAAACGAAAGGAACACATGAAGCTGACGCTCTCACCCGTGAAGGCGACGGACAACACGGTCGTCTTCAGTGAGTCGATCGATCAGGACGATGTGCTCGCAACCGCGAGACTTCGGAACGTGTACTTCCCGAAGCAGACGCTTCGCGATCTGACGTGGAAGCCTGGTCAGAACCTCACGGTCGAGATCAAGCCGACCGCGTAACCCCAAACTTCAGGGAGGGTCATGAGACTCTACGAAGTGTGGATCACCACGGATGCAGGATCGATGACCACTACGGTGATCACGATCGAGGCATCCAGTGAACGTGATGCATTCCGCAAGGCGAAGGAACTTCACCCCGATCAGACGGTGCGTGGAGTCATGGAGGTCGAGTCATGAAGCACGGTCGCAAGAGTCTAGAGAAACTTCAGCGTCGGCAGAAGTTGCACGACGCTTCGAAGTCGAAGGATTCCACCGGGGCGAAGCGTCCCGGCTCACGGAATCGACGCAAGCAGGGCTAACGAGAGAGGCAGGCAAACATGAAGGTCTGGACGACACTTCAGCCGGAAGACCTTCGTGAGATCGCAGCGGAAGTCGGAGTCAAGATTCACTCCGACTACGCAGGCACCGGGATCCGTAAGGATGGGCGAGCGTGGAACTTCAGGCTCGCACTGGATTCGTCAGTGCCGAAGCGCGATGCAGGCTACAAGTACCAGCGGACTTCTGCGAGTGGGTTCAATCCCGATCGTAGAGTCGCCGCGGTCTGTTGGCACGGGCATCGTGACTTCATGCGAGCGATCTTCGCGAAGGATCCGAACGCTCGAATCAAGAGTTCATTCGCGGACTACAAGGGTGCGGAGAACTTCGAGCGAGACTTTCCGGGTACCGCGTATCGCAACGTGGGATCGATGATGTACCCGATGTTCATGAAGGATGCGTGCACATGCGCGTGGGGTGACTGGGATGTGGATTCCAGTATCGGCGGAACCATCGCAGTCACCATGCAGCAGGGCATGATTCGATCGTGCCCGCACTACATCCTGGTGCCCGATCACTACAACGCAGACGGATCGTGCAAGTGTAACGATCCTCACGATGCGAACATGAGTGAGTGGGGCTACGAGTGGAACGAACGAGAGAAGGTGTGGGCATGACTCCGATCTTCGATAGGGATCCTGGTGACGAACATCGGGTGACGATCAAAGAGAAGTACCTCCGTGACTACCACGGATATCAGGACATCGCATGCATCGCATTCGCGAGGGATCTGATGCAGGGTGATGCGGCAACCTTCAAGGCTGGATACACGAGGGACAACGCCATCATCGCAGCCGAAGAGATCTTCGAGGATGCGATCGTGGATTGGGATCGGGAGATACCGACATGATCGCCGCGATTGAAGAGAGTATCGTGAATGCGACCGAGCACTATCGCTTCTACGATGCAGTCACGCCGATCAAGGAAACGTACTTCGATGAGGATGTGACACCGGGTGAGATCTTCCGTGAGTCGCAGAAGGAACACGGAAGGTGTCAGTCGAAGGTGTACATCGACACGGAGGATGGCCCGCAGCAGATCGGGTGGGTCTTCGTGAAGCGTGCCAAGTACGACGACTGCGACGAGACATACCTCAAGGAAACGTGGATCACGCTACTCAGCGAGTACGATCCGAGTCCGCGCAAGACGTACCTCAAGATGGGAGGGCATTCGTGAGTCATCACAAGGACATCGAGAACTTCGGTCATGAGGAAGCAGGCAGGATGCAGCGACCCGTAAGACGCACACCGGGTGGACTGCGACCGAACCACATGAGCGAGTACGAGATCATCGAGCAGGCGAGGAAGATCCAGGCATGCAATCCAACGCTACTCGATGCGCTCGAAGTCTTCTACATGAACGGCTTCACCGATGAGCAGGGTGGGAGTGTCGATGAGAACTACCACTACTACCGTGTGCATCGGTGGATCGTGACGACAGACTCACAGGGGTTCAAGGAAGTCGAGACGTACGACTCCGAGCGTGAAGCGATCGATGCGTTCCTGGCACACGAACGAGAGAATCGAGAGTGGAGAAACACATGATCGGACGAAACAGTCTCATGTTCACGCCGATCGTCGGCTCACATGACTTCACGTGTGAACGACTCGACTGCATTCAGGCAGCGATGTTCGAGGTACACGTGGAGGGCGTGGAGAGTCTCGACATCACCGTTCACCATCTGTGTGCACTGCACACGGCGTGCGTGTGCGCTCAGGTCGTAGACACAACCGAACACGACTACAGAAGGGGACTGTATGACGAGTAAAGCACTGATCGAGCGACCATTGCTCGGATATCCGGGCATCGTGATCGAACTCATACACAACCGCAAGACTGATCGCAGTGATGTGATCGTGAAACAGAACGAGAACGTGGCGACCGAGTGGAAGGGACTGACACGTGAGGAAGCGAAGGATCGGTTCTTCCACCCATTCTGCTACGGATTCGACGTACGTGACGAATCACGGGAGAGTGATGAGGATGCGTGACTTCACGAACCGTAGTGATGCGACACTGATCGAATGGTGGAATGAGGGTGAGGGTTCACTCTCGTGGCTCACTGAGCTAGAGGATGAGCTAACTCGGAGGGGATTCGAGACTCGAAAGCCGGATGGCACACGACGCCGTGACATCCCGATCCCTGGAAACAAGTGAGCATCCTCGTGGTGGTTCTCATATTCATTCTACTTGGAGTGTTGATCGCACTCGGGAGGGTGGACTGATGCTGATACAGCAGGAAGACTACTTCCCTGATCGACCACCGAGGCAGTGGGAGCAGGCGATCAACGAGTTCATGGCGAGCGGGTGGAAGTACGCAAGCTTCGACGCACGGGGACTCACACAGAATGTGATCATCATCATGCGTACGCACATCCGCAACTACGCACTACCGATCAGGGTGCGTAGACATGAGGATCGAATCTACTTCGAAAGGACTGACGCATGACGCTGCACAGTGAGGAAGACATCGAGTACACGTTCACCATCGAAGTGAAGGTGACTGCACGTACGGACGTGGATGCTTTCAGGATGATGGCACCCGCACTCGATGCGCTCAGACAACTCGACGCCGAGCGCCGGTTTGCCGATGTCGAACTAGTGAGTGAGCGACCGCAGTTTGCTCGATCGACTTGACAGCCATGTTACAATGCAATCAGTAGGATGATTGCATGCACCACCGTGAACCGAGTCGCGGTGGTGCATGGAGTCATCCGACTCCACCGACCAAGGGAGGAACACCGTGAGTCGAGAGACTTTCGAGTGGTTGAACAACTTCACGCTGATCGGGTTCACCGAGAAGCGGGGCAACGCATGGCACTACAGGCAGGCGTTGCAGGGGTTGGAGTCGAACCACTACACGGGGCCGATCCCAGTCGATGACGTGCTTCGGAGACTGTTCTTCTTCGAGGTCATCGATGAGCCGATGTACCGGCGGGCACAGGATGGCAGCTACGTTGTCGTTCCGGGCCGCAAGTTCATGACTCGCAATGACACCGAGGAAGTGCTTGGAGTCTTCAAGCAGGGATACACGGGACATCAGTACAGCGAGTGGTTGCTTGAGAACGTGGCGACCATCCTCGATGACGATCTCGGTATCGGATCGGCTGGACTGCTTCGCAACGGCGCACAGGCGTGGGTCAGCGTCGAGATTCCCGAGAACATCGTCACCCCCGAGGGCGTCGAGTTCCGACCGAATCTCCTGGCGACGACATCCTTCGACGGATCGATCGCCACCACGTACAAGCCGGTGAACACCATCGTCGTGTGTGACAACACACGTGAGCAGGCGCTCGGTGAGAACAGCAATCAGTTCAAGGTGAAGCACACCAAGAACAGTGGACTCAAGATCGTGGATGCGCGTGAGGCAATCGGGATCGTGCATACGATCAGCGAGGCGTTCGCCGCTGAGGTTGCCGCACTGAGTTCGAAGAAGGTTTCGGATGACGAGTTCGAGAAGCACCTGAAGATCATGGTGCCCATCACGGACGAGTCGAGCAAGATCGGGATCACGAAGGCTGAGAACAAGCGAGCCGAGTTGATCAACCTCTGGCACAACGATGTGCGTGTGGCTCCGTGGAAGAACACCGCGTATGGAGTCTCGATGGCCTACAACACCTGGCGTCAGCACTTCGCCACGGTGAAGGGAGTCGAGAGGCCCGTCCGCAACATGGAGAACCTGATCACGGGCAAGACCGGGATCGAGGACACTCACGTGCTCGACGTGCTGAGTGGCGTGGTCGGCTGATGCCGAGCCTCACGAGGTTCAATGGTGGCCCGCTCGATGGGCAGACTCGATGGACACCGGACGAGGCAGGATGGCCGCTACCCAATCGACTCGACCTAGCACTGATGGAGCGGGAAGGTAGTCGCAACTTTCTGATCGGACACTACGACAAGACGAACGAGTCACGTCTACCCGTGGATCATCCGGGCATCGCACGTGGTGCCGAGTACTCATGGAAGGATGAGGAAGATGAGAACGATCTCGAACCGTGAGCGTGCGTACGCCGAGTTGGTCGCACGTGACATTCACCCTGATCTGTTTGAGGGTGTTCCCGAGTCGGATGATGTGAAGGATCTGCGCAAGCGGTACTCGTGGGTCGATCAACTCGATGATCTCCGCAGGGTGTATCTCGATGATCGATTCGAACTGGGTTACTCACCGCTTTCGACAGTCATTTCCTGCACCGTCCACAACTGGGGAAACGAGTACAAGGATGTGGGCTACGTCGATGCGAAAGCGTCACGTGAGAAGCTGATGTATCGAGCACGAGCACTCCGCTCGATGGGCTGCAAGGTCACGAAGGAATACAGCGACAGCTACTACAACATCAAGGGGGAGTTCCCGAGTGGTCTAGTGATCACACTCTCGGTCAACCGACAGGCCGTGTGCGAGAAGAAGGTTGTCGGGCAGGAGTGGATCCCACCGCAGGGTGGTCACATGCGTGACATCGTGGAGTGGACGTGTGAACCCGTTTCGATTCTGAAGGGAGTGTGATGCAGAAGACAATCACATTGGAGTACCTGAACGACGTGGCGAATCATCGTGAGCGCACGACACTGCAAGAGGATGGGCTTGACGACATGGGTACAATCATGGCATGGGTGCTGATGTGCCTGAAGGTTGTCGAAGAGAAGTCACCTGATCGTCTCGATGACATCCCCTATCTGATGGGCTTCATCGCCGCGACATCACTACAGATGGGGATGATGATCGAGCGCGATCGGCAGAAGAACGAGTAGTACAAAGCCAAGGGAGGAAACATGAGCGCATTGCAGGATGAGATCCGTCATCGGATCATGACTGCAACGAGCGTTTGTCTCGAAGCATGCGATGCGATCCGAGACGAGTGCTCGAAGCTGGACGTGGACAAGATCGACACCGAAGATCTGATGGTCGTGATGGCACGCGGTATGGAGAACACCGCCGCCAATCTGCTTCAGACGGGGCAGACGATCAAGATGGCGAATCTTCGGCTCGCGGTTGCATCGGGTGATGCGACCATGCAGGACGCACTCAAGGAAATGCTCGGAGGGGATGACGACGATGGCGAGTGACGTGAAAGCTGTGCTCACACTGCGTGTGAGTGAGTTGGATCTGATTCGTGAGTCGCTTCGCGAGAGGCACACAGCCCTGGTCGATACGATTCAGGACGTGAGCATCCCGGCTGCCGAGCGTGCGCACAATCGTGGACTTGCCATGAGGATCGGTGATCTACTTGGCAAACTCGATGCTTGACGACAAGACGAAGTTCGAGATCGAGTACGAAGTCGATCGACTCTGTACCGATCTGAAACTCATGGTCATTCAGACCGATCGACTCTTCACGGGAAGGAGGACACATGGGGATCTACTTGCAAGTCCCCGAGAAGTTCTACAAGGCGAACCAACTGAAAGTGCTGTACGGGGCTAGCGTAGTCGAGCGACCCGCGCACTTCAGTGACGTGCCCGAGGACAAGTACCTCCTGTGTGTTGTTTCCAATCCATCGTTCGATGCGGTCGGAGTGGCATACAGCGAGAAGGAATACATCGAGTTCGCACTACCGGACGATCCGAGAAATCCGCATCGTGATCGACCGAGGACGTGGATGCTGATCGACAAGGACAAGGCGCACGAGCAGATTCCCAGTCTGCCTCATGCGGTCGAGACGGCACCAACGTGTCCAGCGTACATCCGTGAGATCGCGGATCAGTACGGGGTGAGCTACTAGATGAAGGGAGGGGCGTGAACATTCCTACGGTTTCGACGCAGGAGGCTTCGGTGTTTGATTCGAGGCCGGATCGTGATTGGCTCAACCCAATCTCGATGTCCGTGCTTCAGTCAGCCGTGGCTGAGGGGCGAACCAAGACGGTTCTGAATGGAGTGGAGTACGAGATCTCGTACAACCACTACTTCACGTACCCTGTCTCCAAGGAACGAATCGAGTGTGTGAAGCTAAGGCGCACCGATGGACAGTTCGTACCGTTCGGGTACATCGCACGGTACCGAATCGAGAAGTTCCGGTTCGATGGATGAACTCTTTCAGCCCATCAGTGAGGAAGAGTTCGTAGCAGAAACAGCGAAGGGTGTAGAGGAAGCGAAACCAACGAGAGCGCGAGCAAAGCGCACGCCGGTCACAGAACCGCGCACGAACACCGTATGGTTCACACTCCCTACATCCTTCGGTTTCTGTACATGCGAACAGCATGAAGAGATCCAGCGAACGCTGCATCCTGAAGCACTAGAGTACCGGCAGAAGTATCCGGTTCGGTCTGTGTTTGAAATTCGACCCGGACTACAGATCTGTCGGGACTGCTTCATCCATGAGGGAGACAAGGCATGACGATCGGTGAGCAAGACATGCAGAGATTGTTCGAACGCATGGACGCCATCTATCG